TACAACAATGTATGAGACCTGGCGATACCATCCCTACTGTTAGTGAATCATTAAAAGGTGAAGTTGAACTACTTTTTAATGACGTGACAAACAGCGTATTTGGTTCACCACCTATTTGTGTATTAAGGATTGGAGACTTTTTCCACACAAAAATTGCAATCGATTCGCTTACATTTAAATATGATGATGGAAAATTCGATTTAAATCCCGAAGGTATAGGTGTGCAACCCATGATAGCTGACGTATCAATTGGTTTTAACTTTATAGGTGCACATGGTTTAGCGGGACCTGTCTCTAAATTACAAAACGCCCTATCTTTTAATTACTACGCTAATACAGAAATGTACGATGATAGAGCTGACGATACTGCTAAAAACGAAACCCTTGATACCTATGACAAATTAATTGAAGAGGAAGCTTTAAATAGATTTGGAGTTGTTGCTAACCCAAGTAATAGGGGCACTCAAAATGACGGAGGGGTTCCAATTGGTACGATGGGGGAACAAAAACTTGATATTCAAACAAGTATTGTAACAGGAAATATCAGATATCAGAATGTAATGCAAAGTTTAGTTGATAAGAGTAAAGAATACTTTGAAGTTGTAGAACAAACACTTTCTAAAGTTAATGATGAATTATTCATAGGTGGATTACAATTATTAACAAAAGAAAGAGAATATACTTCAGGAAGTTTTAACGCTTTAGGTAGTCCACAATCGTGTACAATTTATGGTAAATCAATAAATATTGAAACAAGAGTTAACAACCTAAAAACTAAAGCAAAAGAAGATGTTGATAACAACGATTGTCCAATACTCGCATTAGTTGATAACTCCAATTTTAGTGATATACAAATAAGAAAAGTGAAAAGAAGAATACAAGATTTGATAGATGCTAAAGCTGGTCAAATTTTAGGAGTATTAGAGGTTAACAATAGTACGATTACCGCAAAAGAATTAGAATGGATAGGTATTGTTGACAAATTAAATTATATTATGAACGGTAATGATGGTTACATAACAAAACAAGGTAATGCTTATGTTTATAATATATCAGGAACCACTCAAATTACCGCACCATATCCACAAGGAGTTACAAATACTTTACAAGAATTAACTCAAGAATCTTATTTAGTGAAAAATGACATTAACGATTTTATACAACAACTAAGCACTTTTAATGTAATACCATCAGGTAGTTATGAGTACAACGATTCATTTTCTTTTGATACTTATATTCCAAATTATACTCCGGCTAAAAATAGATTTTTTATACTTTTTGGTACTGACATTTTGAAAAAACCTCAAGATTTTATAAATAGTATTATAAATGTGGCAATACCAAATGCGGGTCAGGCCGATAAAGATGATTGGGACACCTATTTCACAAATATAATTACAACACCACAAACAGGTTTAGGCGCTGATTATTTGACTTCCAAAAATACTCAAGATGCAAATTTGAAAAAATTTAGAGACGATTATTATTCAAACAAATATACAAACTATAGACCTTATGATGTTTCTAAAGAAAGACTTTGTGCGTTAGTAACTAAATTACCACCATTAGCCCCTTCAGATTCTAATATGAAAGACTTATACTCACAAGTTAACTCCGGAGGTAATAAATTCAATTTGAAAAAATCTTTCCCATAATGGATTACTACAATAGATATAAAGACTTTATAATCAACGGGCAACAAACGGTAGTTCCTTATGTAAATTTACCAATTAGACCTACTGACCAACAATACCTTTATTTAGTTGGTAAATCCCGTCTTGATAAAATTAGTTTTGAAAAATACAGTACCCCATATTTCGGTTGGTTAATTTTAACCGCCAACCCTCAATACGGTGGTTTAGAATCAAATATTCCTGATGGTGCTATTTTACGTATACCATTTCCATTAGTTAGTGCATTACAAGACTACAAATCCGCAGTAGATACACATATATTTTATTATGGCCGCTAGATTAAAACAAAATAAAAAAATATTCATAGAAACTGAGTATGACAACATCGTAGTTGTTAATCCTAATGAAGTATATGATAGTGTAGGTAAAAGGGAACCAAGATTTGTAGACCAAGAAGATTTGGTTTACTATGCTAATTTGGAAACATTCATAATTCCAAGAACAAAGTTGGCGGTTGGTGAGTCTTTTGACGTACAAAGCACCGCCATTGCAACTTTATTTGAAGGAGAAGACGATTTGAAAATTAACTTTTTAAAACCAAAAGGTAAAACCGCATTTGATTCAAGTTGGACGGACCAAATAACGGGTAAAGATTCAAGAGACTTTCGAGGAGTAAATCGAAATATTCAAAGAGTTGTTAAAACAGAAAAGGTACAAAGATTTGAAAAGTCTGTTGGTGGTTATGAAGACACCCAACTATTAGGAATAAATAGAATTAGTGTCACAGTAAAAGGAACAGGTGTACCTGAAGTGTCAATATCGATGACAGACATACAAGGAAGGTCTTTATTTGAGCAGGGTGAAAATTCATTATATTCGGCTTTTTTTAATTTTCCATACCCTTTGTTCTATTTGACTTTAAAAGGTTACTATGGAAAGGCCATAAGATATAGACTATCACTCACATCTTTTAACGCTAAGTTTAATGCTGAAAATGGAAACTATGAGATAGATTTAAAATTAATTGGTAAGTTTACAGCACTACTATTTGATACGCCACTATCATACTGCTCAACTTCACCGTATATGTATAATAGTGTCATTACTATTACTGACCCGGTTACAAACACCAAAAAAACTCTTAACACATATAAAGGAAGACAAAAACTTGAAGAAGTTTACAACACATATAAAAGGAAGGGATTAATTCCTGATAATTTTCCTGTTTTATCATTAACGGAGTTAATTAATAGAATAGACAACTTTGACGCTAACTCACAGGCCGAATTAGAAAAAAAAGGTGATTTTACAAAACTTAATGACATTCAAGATTACTCTACAAACCTAATAAATTTAAATAAAGATGTTTTTGAATACGCACTTAGTACCGCTCTTGATGATAGTAATTTTATTGTTATAGACAATAATATATATTATCCATACAAAAAAGAGTTGGGTATTGGTGAAGAAGTAAAAGTAAAAACAAAAATAGATGAAAGAATTAAAGGATATGTTAATTTTCTATCCATTAATCAAACTTTTGGAACAAAACCACCGAAAAAAAGAGAAAAAAAAGACGAAAAATTTGAAATACCTATTACAATCAAAGATGTAAATGATATTATAAAAAAAGTCGATGTAGAAAGTTTCAAAAAAAACAATCAAGCATTACAAGAAACTTTTTTCTTTAGAACAGGTAAACAAGTAAATATTAGTGACCCAAACACAAATGCGGAGTTTGAAAAATTTGTATTAGATATAAATGCAAGTCTTAGTACAACCCAAAAAGTTTTAGATGCTAATAATAACATAATCGACGTACAACCCGATTATTATTTTTTTGGTAACAAAGTTGTTGCGGATGGTTCTTATATACCTAACTCTTACTTGGATAAGTTAGATAAAATGACAAAAACGCTAGAAGCGTTTCAAAAACAAATAGAGGATGAATTGACTGAATTTTACGCACAAACAGTTATATCACCAGAAGGTGGTTTAGGATTTAAACCAACAATTAGAAACATATTTGCCGTATTGTTAGCAGGTGCGGACACTTTTTACAGACTTATGGAGGATGTTCATGAAAAGGCATGGGAAGTAAGAGCGGACAAAGATAGACTTATGGCCGTAATTCCTCCTGAGAGTATTTCACCCGATGCGTTCAAATCAATACAGACATCTAGCGGTAGTTTGAATAATGATAATGTGGTTTATCCATGGCCGCTGTATTTTACAAAAGAAAAACAAAGTAACCAAAGTGAGTTATATGTAATTCAATATCCTGGTGACCCTAAAATAATAAAACAAACAAAGGCGTTTAATTACAATATATGGCCTGAAATTGGATTTACAGAAACTTTTTTAAAGGCTCAAACACAAACGGCCGCACCTACAGAAAACTATACATATAATAATATCAAAGATGTTTCAGAATACATATCGTCAAATGCAATAGAATTTCCATTTAAAACAACCCCTTATCAAAATTTAGATGCAAAAAAATTGTATTACGAAATCTTTGAAAGGGCATATGTTTCAACCTACTACGGAAACTTATTATCCGATTTAGCATCACAAAAACAAGTTGATAAATTTTATGGTGATATTGAAAGTAAAAATTTAAGTTTAGTTGCCCCTCAAGATATTGCAATTAACCAAGATTTAAAAAATTTTAAATTCAACTTACAAAAATTATTGGACTACATGAAAAAAGTGTCTAATAATGGGCAAGGAGAATTATGGAACTTTTATTTAAAAAATAATTATGTAACTCCGTATATTGAAACACTTACTAAAAATCCAAACGAAATATACGGCATAGATACTTTATCTAATAGAACCGTTGAGGTCTCAAGTAAAATAGATTTAGCAAAAAATCTTACAGACTATTTGACAAGTAGTGACTCATCTAAAAAAAATACTTTAGATACATATCCGTTTACTAATTTAGATTGGTTAAAGAAAAATTTATCAAACGGGGACTCAATTCAAGACTTCAAAGATTATAACGATACGACAAAAACTTTTTTATATCTTGATGATAAAAAAACAATCGCAAGAATAAATCAAACCGACAAGTATTCTAATATTAAACTTTTTACCACACCTTATGGTTTTAATAACGGTAATCAAACATATTTAACAGACCAATCAAATAATGTTCAAATATCAACAAGAGACACTCTTAAGAATTTTTATATCAATAGAAAAAATGAAAAAACATTTTTTACTGAGTCATTTATAAACTATGGAAACTCATATAGTGGTAATGTGGGAACATCAATTCAAACAACTTCTTTATTGAATACGCCATATTTTATAAACTCAATTGTCGAAGGTGTAAAAAAACAAAAATCAGGAGATACTCAATCTTATGTTCAATTAGGTTACTTATTTTTAAATTCGTTACCTTTAATCACAACAAAAGAAAAACTTATAAATGTTGATAATAATACAATTACTGACTTAGAATATTTAGCGGCAACATTTAAAAAATACTCGGCCGTACATCAAGTTCCTTACGCTTGGGTATTAAAATATGGTTCTATATGGCATAGATACAAAACGTTTGTTAACTCTAACGTTGACATACTTGACGATGTTTGGAAAGACTTTGATTATGTTAAAAGTTATGACCCCACAACATCAGATATTACAAAACAATATCAAATATTTGACTATACAGGAACAACAACACAGACAATTAGTTTACAAGGTTCAAATTTAATAGTTGCCAATATATATGATACTCAAAACGTTGGGTTTTATCCAAAATTAATTGATGATGTAAATTATTATTTGTTTGGTAAAGATTTATTTACCGGTTATACAAGTGCCGCCTTTCAAAATGCCGTAACTGTTGATAATTTTAATATTGGAAAAAATAACACATCATCAACAATATTAAATGTAGGCTTTGATACATCGTCACTTAATAGAACCCTGACTAAAAGAAACTACTACCAATATAGAACTTTTGCCGGAACGTCAAATAGTCCTAGTGATGGTAATAGAATTGTATTATATCCATCGATGGGGGGTATACCAATTGACCAATCAATATATGAGTGTATAAACTCAAACAATCAAAAAACAATTGAACCATTTTTTAACAAAGCGTTGTATAATGGTTCTGTAAGGTCAGTTTGGGGGGCATCTAACTTTGGATATTTTGATAATAGTTTACTAACAAAACCAAAACCTACGGAATATTTAAAAGTTATAAAAACAAACACTAACAGACAAAATGATTTCGATTTAGTTTCAAACGAATTAAAGTACAGTTCTATAGACGAAATATTCAGTGTTTTCCCAAAAGAATTATTAGATAAATTTGAAGAAAAGTTTTTAGGTTTTTGTAAATACAATTTTGAAATTAAAGATTTACAACTTAACGATGAAGTTACTACGGCAACATATACAAATAGTAATGGTGTTCCGAATGTTGAACAAAAACTTCTAAAAAATCAAATTAGTAATTTGTTTGTTTTTTCAAATGCTGGTTTTATAAAAACAAATGAAGACGTAGACGGAAAAAAATTAGCAGAATTACAAATTTCTAATTTAACAGAATCAATAAAAAACTTTTTGAACTTTGATTGTGTTATTAAATTGAGTAACCCGTATGATTTTGAAAGAAAATTATTTAACTCTTTTTCTAATCTTAATGAGTTTGTACCTGAAGATAAATATAGATTTGGTTCATATCTTAAAGGCAAATTACCTGGAGACGGAACTAACATTTCATTATTACTAAGTCTTGCTCAAAACCCTACGGCATGGGCGGCAGTTAGAAACTATGTTGGATTTAGTGAAATACCATCAGTTGATTACCAAAATCAAGTACAACCACAATTTCCTTCAGTACCTATTACAAATCAAAATACACCAACACAATATGTCCAACCATCAAACACATCAACTTTTAGAACTTTTCAAGATTTATGTACCGGTCAGTACTTTAATATCACTGACCCAAATAATTACTCAGAATCGTCTTTAAACTATACTAATGGGCATATAATTTATTTAGAAACAATTGATAACTCATCGCAACCTAAAAACTTTTGCGCCAGAAAAGTTCCTAATAGTGCACAAACAACAACATATAATTTATTAGTGGATGACAATGCGCCACAAACAGACGCTGTTGGAGTAACACCCGAAAGTTACTGTCTTTCTTTTTTTAATTCACTAATAAATTGTACACAATCAAATAATCCAAATGTTAGTATTGTATTCATTGGGCATTCATCAACCATATTACCCACTTCAAATTTAGGGGTTGAAAGTAATAGGTATTTTAATTTAGAAAAACCAAATGGAGGATATTCGGTATATAAAATAGAAGGGGACCCTAATTTCATAGCAACTAATGTTGGTAGTAAACGTTTTTATAATATTAATTCAAATATTAATGACCCTAACAATTTCCCTTTACCAAGCTCAGGAACATTAGGGGCGAACACAAACTTTTCAAATTTAATACAAGTCAATAATAACATTGCTGGAAATTATATAATGGTTATTGATTATTTAACACCAAACGGTAGTATCACAAAATTAACAACCACCATCACAACATTACCTGGCGGAAGTAACACTTCACCACAACAAACAAACAATCCACAAAACAATACCCAACCATTACAAGGAACACAAAAATCATTTGTAAGTGAATTTTTTATTGATAACGACATTGAATTTACTGCTCAAAATGTCACTTTACTATCACCTTTAATAAAGTTATACGTGACTCAAAAAATTGATGACCCATCATATAATAAAACAAAGTTCACGTCTTTCATTAATTCATATCTACAAGATAGACAATCCCTATTAAATAAAGTTGTTAATGAAACTTTTTCTAATCTTAACAGAACACTAAAAGATATACAAGTTGAAGAACAAACCACCAATACTGCGGTAAATGGAGATATTAACAAACTTAGTACTTATAACACATTAAAAGGTTTCAACGATAAATGGATTGCGGGTTCTGATTTAAAAAACACGACACTATTTGAAGATTTTTTATTTATGGACAGGTCTAATAGTGATTTGGGTAATGATTTTACATTAGATTTAAAAATGGTAAAAAGAATTTTAAACCCAAAAACTAATCCTTCTAGCAGTTTAATGTCCATTATAAGTCAAATATTAGATGAAAATAAATTTATGTTTATGGCCATGCCTGCTTATATTAACTTTTATGGGTTACAAGAGGCTTTGAAAAATGGAGTTCCATTAGAAGATAGTGAAATTGGTAATTCATTGTTTGGAACATATTTAGAAGTAGACTATACAAAATCTAGCCCAAAATTTTTGTGTATTTATATGGGAAATCCTTCTGAATATCCAAAACCTAAAGAAAATTCTTTCATAAGATTTGGTGACGATAGTTTTGACTTAGGAACACCTGGAAACTGCCTACAAGTTTCAGACCCAAATAGGAATTATTCTCAAACCAATAGAGTGGTTGGGTTTAGTGTTGATTTTGGAATCCAAAACCAAAGTGTCTTTAAAGGATTAGATTTAGATATGTCAGAAATGAAAAATACTTCTGAAACTTTTAAAATTAACGCTGATTTAGGGAGTTCCGTAGCAGGAGACCAAGTTGCCCAACAATCAGTTTCTTTGTATAGTCTATATAAAAGTCGTTCATATTCTTGTACTGTGGAGTCTATGGGTAATGTTATGATACAACCAACAATGTATTTTATACTAAGACACGTACCGATGTTTTATGGACCATACTGGATTTTCGAGGTTAGTCATGAAGTCTCAACTAGAGGTTTTAATACTAGCTTCAAAGGTTCGAGAATACCAAAATACTCTTTACCGCAAGTTAATAATTTATTGACAAACGTTAATAAAAAAATATTAGAGACATACAAAAAACAAGCGGCAGACAAAAATCCAAAAAAAGACGAAAATAGAATTGCCACAGAAACATCTTTAAAAGAAAATCCTAAATTGAATTTTTATGCGGCACCACAAGACCAATGTACAACCAAACTTAATTCTGTTTTTACATCAACCCCATTTGTTGATATCGTAGAAACACCATTTACCGTACAAGAATTATCAGAAGTAATTAAACAAGTCGTTACAGATAAAACGATGAGAACAGTATTGATGGGCATTGCTGCAACAACATATATATCCAAAAGTGCTGGTGTTGGCGTTTGGGATAACGTGAACTATAATCCTTATGAAATATCGACAGCAAATAATTTTGGAGCTTTAAATTCTTTAATTACATCTCAATCTTGTGTTAAGTTGGGAGGTAAACCAGTTCCAATTGCAAAGTTCAATACATTTGTTGAATCAACAACATTTATTAGTAAAATATTGAATCCACTTTTACCTATGTTAAATGAACTAGTAAATAAAAGTACTGAAACCAACATTAATAAAAAACACGGAAAAGCAGCATTTCAATTTGCCTTTGCAACGTGGATAACACCTTTAGCCTATGGCCCACCCCCTTTGACCGCTCAACAAATTATTGATTTTATTGATAACGAATTTAAAAATAAAACAAATCTTTATGAACTAGTCATCAAGACATATACTGATTTTTACGAGATATTTTAACAAATACGTAATAAACATATATTTATATAAAAAAAAGACATGGACATCAAATTATTATTAGACAACTATTTGAAAAAAAATACTAAAATTACCACAAAAGAAGATGGTAATGGGTACCAACAAGTTTGTGACTTGGACACTGGTGATTGTTATACAATTAGAATGAAAGACGGTTTAATTGAAAGAGTTGACAATACTATGAAAACAAATAAAACTTTAAAAGTTGAAACACCAACAGGAGTCAAGACATTATTAAACGGATAAATTTTTAAAAATGAGTTTAGATAGAAAAATCTTAGAAGAATTAAAAAGATTCAATCAAATTAATTCTTATATTCTTAGAGAACAAGATGTTCCTCCTCCACCACCGGCAGACCCGGCAGCCGACCCAGCAGCCGCTGACCCTACAGCTGTCGACCCAGCGGCGGGAGGTGCACCGGACCCTGCAGCTGCAGGAGCGGCAGACCCCGCGGCTGCAGGAGCAACCGAAGTTCCTGAACCTGTAGATGTTGAAAATGACCCTGATGTTGAAGAATTGACACCTGAAGATGACGGCGAAGAAGAAACTGAGGAAATTGATATCACAGATTTAGTAACTACCCAACAAGAAATTCAAGCAAAACAAGATGAGTTTATGGATGGAATTTTCACAAAATTAGATGACTTAGAGTCGAAACTATCTAATATGGATGAAATAATGAATAAAATTAATAACCTTGAAACTAAGTTAGAAAAGTATAGACAAAAAAGTCCTGAAGAAAAATTAGAATTACGTTCATTAGATTCTTATCCATACAATCAAAAACTTACAGACTTTTTTGACGTTAAAAAAGATGAAATGGAAAAAAGTGGAAAGAACGAATATATTTTAACTTCTGATGAAGTTGAAAACTATTCACCAAATGAAGTTAAAAAAACTTTTAACCTATACGATACTGAAGAAGATTCTGAATAAAAATCAAACTTTTACAATAAAATTGAGGGAAGAATTATCTTCCCTTTTTTATTTGACAAACTTTAATTTTCACTTATATTTTTCATAGATAAAAGAGTAATAATTAAAAATTTATTTATGGCAAATTCAGTATTAGATTCAGTACTTGCGCAGTACGAAAAGAACTCAACATCATCGAGTTCACAAAAAACAAATATTTCTCAAGAAGACAGATTGAAGAAGTATTTTTCTGCAATTCTTCAGAAGAATGAAAAATCCGCATCACGGAGAATCCGTATCTTACCTACAAAAGATGGTTCATCACCATTTGTTGAAGTTTGGTATCATGAAATCCAAGTAAACGGACAGTGGGTTAAGTTGTATGACCCCGAGAAAAACGACAATGACCGTTCACCATTAAGTGAAGTTTATAACGAATTGATTTCGACAGGTAAAAAAGAAGACAAAGAATTGGCATCACAATACCGTTCACGTTTATTTTACATTGTAAAAGTTATTGACCGAGATAATGAACAAGACGGGGTTAAGTTTTGGAGATTCAAACACAACTACAAACAAGAAGGTGTTTTAGATAAAATTTTACCTATTTGGAAAGCTAAAGGCGATGTAACCAATGCCGAAAAAGGTCGTGATTTAATTATTGAACTTACAAGGGCAAAAACACCACAAGGAAAAGAGTACACAGTAATTCAAACTATTATGTATGATGACCCACAACCACTACATGAGGATAAGGCAATCATGGAAGGATGGATTCAAGATGAACTTACATGGAATGATGTATATTCTAAAAAACCTGTAGAATATTTAGAGGCAGTTGCTGTTGGAGAAACTCCAATTTGGTCATCTGAACTAAAAAAATATGTTTACGGAGAAGAGTCTGAGACTTCACTTGGAGGTTCAAAACAAGAAACCGCTCCTGTTGTTGACCCACAAGCAAACGAAGAACCATCAGAAGATTTACCATTCTAAATCAAACAAACATAATCGGGCTTTCTACCTAAGCCCGATTTTTATTAACTTTAAAAAATTAAAAAAATGAACACATTTTTAGCAGAAAAATTAAAAGATGCTCTTGTAAAAAAATACGAGTCTGAAATTGCAGATGCAGAAGCAAGATTATATGTATATTTTACAAACCCTGTAGGTATTGGTGAGCACCCACAACATACCGAAGAAATGGATAATTTGGTTGAACAACTAACTAATGCAAACGACAAGTTGGGAACTATTAAAAACTTTAAAATTTACGAACAATAATGGCTATTAAAAAGAACGACTTTGGGTCTTTGAAAAAAAAGTTTTCTACCTCTGCAAAATATAAACCACAAAGGTTTTTTGACCTTGGAGCTCCGTTTTTGGATGCGGTTGGTTTACCTGGCCCTGCTATGGGACACATCAATATGTTCTTAGGACATTCAGATACGGGTAAAACTACTGCATTAGTTAAGACTGCGGTTGATGCTCAGAAGAAAGGTATTTTACCTGTATTCATCATCACTGAACAAAAATGGTCGTTTGACCACGCTAAGTTGATGGGGTTTGAATGTGAGGAAGTTGTAGATACAGAAACAGGAGAATTAGAGTGGGATGGTTTTTATATATTCAATAATAACTTTGATTATATTGAACAAATCACAGATTACATTAATGATTTATTAGACGCTCAAGAAAAGGGTGATTTAGATTATTCATTGTGTATTATGTGGGACTCAGTTGGTTCTGTTCCTTGTAAAATGACTTACGAAGGTAAAGGAGGTAAACAACACAACGCAAGTGTTTTGGCCGACAAGATTGGTATGGGTATTAACCAACGTATTTCAGGTTCACGTAAAGCGGACTCTAAATACGAAAATACCTTAATCATTGTCAATCAACCTTGGGTTGAACTACCTGATAATCCATTTGGACAACCTAAAATTAAAGCAAAAGGTGGTGAGGCTATTTGGTTAAACTCTTCATTAGTATTCTTATTTGGAAATCAAAAAGGAGCCGGTACTACAAAAATTACAGCAACTAAAGATAAGAGAACTGTGAAGTTTGCATCTAGAACAAAAGTGTCTGTTATGAAAAACCACATCAACGGACTTGGTTTCGAAGATGGAAAGATTATCGTAACACCACACGGGTTCTTACCAGGAAAAGAAGCTTCCGAAGAAAAGGCATCAATCGAACAATACAAAAAAGATTATGCTGAATATTGGAAGGAAATAATCGGAGTTGATGGTGACTTTGATTTGAAAGCAGAAAAAGAAGAAGTAGAGTAGTAACAATTAAAAACAAAAAAAGTGACAAAAACCTTATTGGTTGATGGAAACAATTTGATGAAAATTGGTTTTCATGGTGTGAAAGATTATTTCCACAAAGGAAAACATATTGGAGCTATTTGGCACTTTTTAAATACTTTAAGAAAGTTTTTAGAGGAGAACAACTATAATAAAGTTGTAGTATTTTGGGATAGCGATACAAACTCTTCACAGAGAAGATTGATATACCCCAAGTATAAATTAAACCGTAGAGACCTTTCTAATGAGATTAAACAAGATTCTTATGAAGAACAAAAACAACGAGTCAAACAATATCTTGAAGAGATGTTTGTTAGACAACTTGAAGTTGAAAATTCAGAAGCGGATGATTTAATTGCGTATTACTGTCAAATTTCTGAAGACGAGAATAAAACAATTTTCTCAAGCGATAGAGACCTTACACAACTTATTTCTGAAAAGGTTTCTATCTATTCACCATCCACAAAAAGATATTATAATATGGGGGACACTATCAAAATGAGTGATTTTGAAGTTCCCCATTATAATGTCAAAACGATTAAAATCCTTACAGGTGATTCATCCGATAATATCGACGGTATTTTTTATTTAGGCGAAAAGACTTTAATTAAGTTTTTTCCTGAGCTACTTGAAAAAGAAGTAGAATTATCCGATATTTTATCGAAAGGGGAAGAACTCCTTAAAGAAAATAAAGACAACAAATCATTACAAAATCTTTTGTCTGGTAAAACAAAAGAGGGTGTATTTGGTGATGAGTACTATGTGATTAATAAAAAACTAATTGATTTAAATGAGCCACTAATAAATCAAGAAGGTAAAGATTTAGTTGAGGCATATTATTCAGAATCATTGGACCCTGATGGTAGAGGATACAAAAACCTAATACGTATGATGATGGAAGACGGGTTATTTAAGTATCTACCAAAAACAGATGATAATTGGATTTATTTTTTAAAACCATTTTTAAAGTTAACAAGAAAAGAAAAAACAAAATTTAAAATAAAAAATTAAAAAAATTATGAAAGATTCAAATGACATAACTAAAGTTGAGTTTTTAATTACTTTGAACAATAATTTCGTAGTACAAAGGTTTTTTAATGTAAAAGGATTTAACACAAACGCTAAAGGTAGTGTTGAGTTAATGAATTACATTAAAAGTTTAAGAACAGAATTAGAAACCAAACTTAGAAACAAGTCAGTATTCTATATGTTGGAAAATAGATACCAAATAGAAGAAGACCAAACAGTTTTAAACACTTCAAATACCGATGGGCCTGAAATATTTAACATTATTTTAAAGGTTGGAAATGAGACAATTTGTCATAGTATTATAGATGCTAAATTGTACCCACCAAAGGTAAGATATACCCTAGACGTTAGGCCATCCATAAAAACAATACTAAAGGAGTTGACTGACATTTTTTCATCAAAAAAATTATCTCATAACTACCTAAATTATTCCTTAGTCTAATAGTATTTATTGAAAAATCACATAAATTAAATCACATGTCAGACAAAAAAAACTTTGGATATCTCGGTAATACATTTCAAATTCAACTACTTAATAATATCATTCTTTATAAAGATTTTTCTAATTCAATATTAGAAGTAATCGACCCTCATTATTTCGATAATCAGTATTTTCGAATCATTTGCCAAATGGTAAAAGAGTACTATTCAAAATATGAGCACACACCAACTTTTGATACGTTGGAACAACTTACAAAATCAGAAATTTCTTCACCGATGGCTCAAAAAAGTATTTTAGATACTATTGAACAAGTAAAAAATGTTTCTGATGAAGGTTCTTCTTTTGTTCAAGAAAAATCATTAAAATTCTGTAAACAACAAGAATTACAGAAGGTTATGACTAAAGCTCAATCAATTATTGATAAGGGTGATTTTGAAAGTTATGACCACTTAGAGGAAATGGTTAGAGGGGCATTACAAGTTGGTGAGGTTGATAAAGGAACGACCGATGTATTTTTTAACTTAGACGAAGTTTTAAACGACGATTACAGACACCCAATTCCAATTGGAGTGGCTGGTATTGACAACCTATTGAAAGGTGGTTTAGCCAAGGGTGAGATTGGTGTTATCTTAGCACCCACAGGTGTAGGTAAGTCAACTTTTACTACTAAAATTGCAAACCACGCATTCAACTTGGGATATAATGTTCTTCAAATATTTTTCGAAGACAACCCAAAAATTATCCAAAGAAAACATTATACACTTTGGACGGGAATCCACCCTGATGACATGTCTGAAAATAAAGATGAAGTTATGGCAAAGGTAAAACACATTAAAGAAACTATGAAAAATAAGTTGATTATAAAAAAGCTTCCATCCGACACCGTAACTATGAATCAAATCAAAAATCAAGTTAGAAAGATGATGGCTGAAGGAATTAGAATTGATATGATTATTTTAGATTATATTGACTGTGTTGTTCCTGACAAAATGATGGGTGATGAATGGAAAAGTGAGGGTTCAGTAATGAGAGGGTTTGAATCAATGTGTCATGAGTTGGACATCGCAGGTTGGACAGCAACACAAGGAAATCGTAATTCGATTTCGTCAGAAGTGGTTACAACAGACCAAATGGGTGGGTCAATTAAAAAGGCTCAAGTTGGTCACGTAATCATTACGGTAGCTAAGAGTCTACAACAGAAAGAAATGAATTTGGCAACAATCGCCATTACCAAATCAAGAATTGGTAAAGACGGAGTTGTTTTTGAAAACTGTAAATTTGACAACGGAATGTTAGAAATAGACACAGAACAAAGTATGACTTTCTTAGGTTTGGAAGAACAAAAAGAAGAAAGAAATAAAAATAGAATCAAAGAGCTTTTAGAAAAGAAAAAGCAAAAAGAACAACAATCTTAAATTAATTAAAATTATGGAAAAATTATTAACAGAAAATTCTGGTAGGTTTGTCATCTTCCCAATCGAACATAACGACATTTGGGAATACTACAAACAACACCAAGCTGCGTTTTGGACCGCAGAAGAAGTCGATTTAACCAACGATATCAGAGATTGGGAAAATTTAACAGATAATGAAAAATTCTTTATCAAGAATGTTTTGTCGTTTTTCGCGGCTTCAGATGGTATTGTGAATGAAAACTTGGCTGAAAACTTTTATCGTGAAGTTCAATATCCTGAGGCTAAATTTTTCTATGGGTTTCAATTGGCTATGGAAAACATTCACTCATTAATGTATTCATTATTGATTGATACGTATATCTCAAATGCTAAAGAAAAGGACGAATGTTTCAATGCAATTGATAGATTACCGGCCGTTCAAAAGAAAGCTAAATGGGCGTTAGAATGGATTGAAAAGGCATCATTTGCAGAAAGATTAGTTGCGTTTGCTGCCGTTGAAGGTATTTTCTTTTCAGGTTCTTTTTGTTCTATTTTTTGGATGAAATCGAGAGGAATTATGCAAGGATTATGTAATGCTAATTCACTTATCTTTAAAGATGAAAACTTACATTGTGATTTTGCAATTCATTTATTAAATAACCACTTAGAAGAAAGACCATCAGAAAAAAGAATTAAAGAAATTCTACTTTCAGCGTTAGAAATTGAAAAAGAATTTATCACTGAATCACTTCCAGTATCATTAATTGGTATGAACTCAAATTTAATGAAACAATACTTAGAGTTTGTTGTTGATGGTTTGTTAGTGAAAATGGGTTGTAGTAAAGAATTTAATGTTGAACAACCATTCAAGTTTATGGAACAAATTGCAGTTGAAACAAAAGGAAATTTCTTTGAATCAAGAACAATGGAATACCAAAAAGCGAAATTAAACGAAACTATAACATTCACAGAAGATTTCTAAATTATAAATTATGTCATTAAAAATTATTAAAAGAGGTGATGAGAATGCCGCCTTTAATCCACAAAAAATTTATCAAAGAGTTAAAAGAGCTGCGAAAGGTCTAAACGTAAATTCAGATGAAATTTTCATCAAAGTTATTACTTCAGTTCCGACTGAGGGGGAAGTAACAACAAAAGAATTGGATAAGTTAATCTATGAAATAGCTGCCGCATACACAGGTAGTCACCATGATTATTCTAGATTGGCGTCGTCAGTGGCCATATCATCATATCACAAAGAAACGCTTGATAGTTTTTCACAAACTATGAAAGAATTATATTCAGACGGTATAATCCACGAATGTTTAATTGAAAAAATTGATAGGTATGGTGAAAATTTAATAGATGCGGTAATCAATCACGATAACGATTACAATTTTGATTATTTTGCTTGGAGGTCACTACAAGAAATGTATTTGTTAAAAAAACCAAACGGTAAAGTAATTGAAAGACCACAACACATGTATATGAGAGTTGCGCTTTGGGTTACAGAGACTTTCGAGGATGCGGTCGAATACTACAAGTCACTATCCAGTCAATTAATTTCAAAGGCAACACCTATAATGATTAATTCAGGAACAAAAGTTCCTCAATTGGCATCTTGTGTTTTACACTACAATGATTCCGATTCAAAACAAGGTTTGTTGGGGACTTTAAATGATATATCTACTTTTTCTTCTGATGCTGCTGGAATTGGTTTATCGATGTCTAACATTAGAAGTAAAGAAAGTAGAATTTCAACTTCAGGTGGATTTGCTGGTGGATTATTAAAATATCTTAAAATTGTTAATGAGTCATTAAGATTTTTTAATCAACAAGGAAGAAGACCCGGTTCTGCTGCGATTTATTTGGAACCATGGCACAAAGATATTTTTGATTTACTTGATATCAAAAAGAATACAGGTGCAGAAGAATTGAGAGCTCGTGATTTATTTACTGCTCTTTGGATACCTGATAATTTTATGAGGGCAGTCAAAAATAATGATGATTGGTATTTGTTTTGTCCTAACGACATCAAAAGAGCAGGTTTAAAACCATTACAAGAATGTTATGGTGATGAGTACGAAGAGGTCTATAAAAACGCAGTTCAGTTAGGTTTAGGTAAAAAAGTTTCAGCTCAAAGTATTTGGACTAAAATTATAGAGTCTCAAATAGAAACAGGAGTACCTTACTTGTGTTCAAAGGACAGTGCAAATAAAAAAACTAATCATCAAAATATTGGAGTTATTAAACAATCAAACCTTTGTAATGAAATCTATCAATATACAGATGAAAACACAACGGCTATTTGTACATTATCGTCAATGGTTTTAAAAAACTTTGTTAATGGAAATAAATTTGATTTTGAAAAATTATTTAACGAGGTAAAAAAAGTTGTTAGAGCTTTAAATAAAGTTGTAGATGTTAACAACTACTCAACCAAAAAAGGGTTGAAAGGAGGTCTTGAACAAAGAGCGATTGCAATTGGCACTCAAGGATTAGCGGATGTATTTTATTTAATGGATTATATCTTCACATCAGAAGAAGCAAAAAAATTAAACAAAGAAATTTTTGAAACAATTTATTACGCTGCAATTTATGAAAGTAACCAACTTTGTATTGAGGGTAAATACAAACCGTATGAATTTTTTAATGGGTCTCCAATGTCAAAAGGAGTATTTCAATACGACATGTGGGGGTTCAAAGAAGATAATTTATCAGGAATGTGGGATTGGAAAACATTGAAAGAAAATGTAGGAAAGTACGGAGTATGTAATTCTTTATTTACCGCTCAAATGCCTGTTGCGTCTTCTGCTAAAATTACAGGTTCATTTGAAATGACTGAACCCGCACATTCCGCACTATTTAATAGAAGGGTTGTTGGTGGTGAGATTATGATTGTAAACAAGTATCTTATAAACGACTTTGAAAAAATCGGTATTTGGTCAGAAGATTTAAAAAATGAAATTATAATGAATGAAGGTTCTATTCAAAATATTAATTTCAATAATTATTTGGATACCGAGGATAAAAATTACAATAAGAAAGTTAAACGAATTGAACACTTAATACCTAAGTACAAAACAATTTGGGAAATTTCACAAAAACAACTTATTGATATGGCGGCGGAACGAGCACCATTTATCGACCAATCACAGTCTATGAATATTTACATGTCAAACCCAACGTTGTCTAAAATTACTTCATCACATTTCCATGGTTGGGAAAGCGGTCTCAAAACGTTGTGTTACTATGTTAGAACAAAGGCAATATCAACAGGAGCAAAACATTTGGCATTAGATATGACAAAAAAACAAACTCCACCTCCACCACCTGACAGAATATTAAAAGAAGGTGTTTTACCAACAAGACCCGCGGACTCTGAGTTTGAGTGTTTTGGATGTTCATCTTAAATCTAATAATCCCAACATAACGTTGGGATTTTTTATTTAATAACTATTTATTGAAAATATCACGACACTATATTTATGTAATATGGCAAACGGAATTACATATGGTTTACATTTTCCTTTTTTAAAAAGTCCTGTCGGTAGTTATGTAAGGGCAACAGAAAATACTGACGACGAAATAAAAAGTAACTTACTACATTTATTGTTGACAAGAAGAGGAACAAGATATTATTTACCGGATTTTGGAACAAGACTATATGAATTTATTTTTGAACCATTGGACGCTCAAACGTTTAATGCGATGAAAGATGAAATTTACGAACAAGTAAGAATTTACATACCAAATCTTACCATTACTAATATATCAATAATACCATACACTGAAGTAACTGACGCTCAAGAACCTAGACCAAGACTTGCTTATAATCCTAAAGATTTTGTTAGTACAGGTGAGTTTTTTGAACTACTTGAGAAGGGTGAAACACTTACAGATAAAGAAAGTGCTCAATATGATATAATTAGAATACCTGGCCCAAATACTGCAGATTATACTGCAAAAATAAAAATAGAATACATAGATGAGTCATCTGCATTTGGAAGTAGAAACTTTGTAATAATTAATATATAACATGGCTAATAATAAAATAAATTACACTTCTAGAGATTTTGAATCGATTAGACAGGGATTAATTGATTATACAAAACAATATTACCCCGATTTAGTACAAAACTTTAATGATGCCTCGATATTTTCAGTTTTAATGGATTTGAACGCTGCCGTTGCGGACAACTTACATTTTCATATGGATAGAAGTATTCAAGAAACAGTATTACAATATGCACAACAACGGTCTTCAATTTTTAATATTGCAAGAACTTATGGATTAAAAATACCTGGATTTAGACCATCTGTTGCTGTAGTTGATTTTTCTATTACTGTCCCACCACTTGGAGATAGTGAAGACTATAGGTATTTAGGTATTTTAAGGGCAGGTTCGCAGTTCAATGGAGGAGGAACCACATTTGAAACTGTATATGATATTGATTTCTCAACACAATATAATCAGGAAGGTTTTGTTAATAGAACTAAAATACCAACATTTGACGCTAATAATAAAATTATAAACTACATTATTACAAAAAGAGAAGTAGTTGTTAATGGAACAACTAAAGTATTTAAAAGGGTAATAAATCCCACCGATGTTGTACCGTTTTTTAACTTTTTTCTACCCGAAAGAAATGTCTTAGGTGTTTCTGCAGTTATTCAAAAAGATGGTACAAGTTATCCTAACGTGCCTGGTTACCAAGACTTTGTCACTTCAACAAATAAGTGGTATGAGGTTGACGCATTAGCAGAAGACACCGTATTCATAGAAGACACAACCAAACCTACAGACAACGCAGGGGTTAAAGTTGGTACGTATATTAAAACTGACAATAGATTTGTAACTGAATACACACCCGAAGGTTTTATGAAGCTGCAATTTGGGGGAGGAACCACGACACCTAACCAACAACTTGAAAAATTTGCAAGAGATGGTATTAGGCTTGATTTGGCAAATTATCAAAACAATATTGGTTTAGGATTAACTGTACAACCAAACACAACAATTTTTGTACAATATAGAATAGGTGGTGGACTTGCTTCAAACGTAGGGGTTGGTGTAATAAATCAAGTGGGTACTATAGATTTTGCGGTAAACGGACCATCGGCAACAATTAATGCTAATGTGGTTAATTCATTAAAAAGTAATAATGTTACTGCTGCAATTGGAGGTTCAAATCCACCGTCAACTGAAGAAGTTAGAAACATGGTAAGTTTCAATTTTGCTGCACAAAAAAGAGCCGTAACTATTAATGATTATAAATCAATTATTGATACGATGCCAGGTAGGTTTGGTGCACCTGCAAAAGTTGCAATCACAGAAAACAATAACAAAATAACAATCCAAATACTATCTTACGACGATAGTGGTAAATTAACACAAGTTGTATCTAATAATCTAAAAAGTAATTTGGCAACTTACTTGTCAAAATACAGAATGATTAATGACTATATTTCTATTGATGTAGCAAAAGTAATTGATTTGGAGTTTGATATATTTGTTGTTTTAGAGTCTGATAGAAGCCAAGGTCAAGTTATCACTCAAATTATAAATGAAGTTTCAAACTATATGTCTCCTGAGAATAGAGAGTTAGGTCAAAATGTTAATATTTCAGACGTAAGAAGATTAATTCAAAATACTGCTGGGGTTACAACTTTATCCGATTTAAAAGTATACAATAAGGTAGGAGGTTTATATTCGACATCTGAAACTTCACAAAGATACGTTGATACAGCAACAAAAGAAATACAATTAATTGATGACACAATATTCGCGGAACCAACGCAAATCTATCAAATCAGATTTAATAATAAAGACATAAAAGTTCGAGTTAAGAACTTAAAAACAGTAGACTTCATCTAACTTTATTTATTTTTAGTTGAACTGTGTTAATATAGAAAATAAGTAACATAACTATTTATTTTCAAAAGGTAGATGAGCAAAAGCTATAGAATAAGAACCTCCATAGGAACAGACCGAAACGTCAGAGTCGACATAAACCAAGATTTTGATTTTTTAGAAATTTTGTCTTTAAAACTAAGACAAGAAGATGTATATACACGTTTTTGTGCCGACTATGGTGTAGTTGCCGGCCGAGTTATTGTCAACGGAGGGTACGGAGTTCCGAACGCTAATGTTTCAATATTTGTACCTTTAGATGAAATAGATGAAAATGACCCCGTAATTTCAACCCTATATCCTTATAAAAACGTAGATGAAAAAAACGAAGACGGTTATAGATACAATCTTCTTCCCTATAGAAAAGAATACGATGGACATGTACCCACAGGAACTTTTCCTGATAGAGAAGATGTACTTAAAAGAACTGAAGTATTGGAAGTTTATGAAAAATACTTCAAGTTTACAGTAAAAACAAATGAAAGCGGTGACTTTATGATTGTAGGAGCACCTCTCGGTATACAAACATTAGTTTTAGACGTTGATTTATCTAACATTGGGTGTTTCTCACTCAGACCATCAGATTTCATAAGGGCAGGACTTGCAGGTCCCGAACAATTTAATGGGGACCAATTTAAATCGTCAACAGATTTGGGGTCTTTACCGCAGTTAGTAAATATTAAAAATAATATAGATGTTACTTCATTTTGGGGTGAAACTGATTTATGTAACATCGGTATAACAAGAGCAGATTTTGATTTAAGAGATTTTGGTATAGATATTAAACCTCATGCAATATTTATGGGGTCAATATTTTCAACAGCTGAAGAAGATTTTCTTAAAACAAATTGTAAACCAAAAAAAGATTCAGGAAATCTTTGTGACTTAGTAACTGCCGGAGGAACAATATTGGCACTTAGACAAACAATTAATTATGATGTTAACGGTAGACCAATATTAGAACAATTTTCACTTCCTGAAGGAGGTAAAGTAATTGATGATAATGGTACATGGTTGGTGGAAGTGCCAATGAATTTAGATTTTGTTACCACTAATGAATTTGGAGAACAAATTTTGTCAAATGACCCTGCGGTTGGTATTCCAACAAAGGGTAAATATAGATTTAGAATACAGTACCAAAATGAAAATGGTTTAAATAATGATATTTTAAGGGCTGACTATTTAGTTCCCAACATAAAAGAGTGGGGGTGGACAGGTATAAATCCACCGACAGGGTCAGCAGCGCAACTTAAATCATATGCGTTCAGTTTGGATTGGGATGATTATGGTGATTCTACAACATCAATAGGTCAACAGATGATACAAGAGGCGATTAATTGTGAAGACCGTTTTTATGAAATGAATTATAATAAAGTTTATACAATTGCAAACTTTATAGACAGATGGAAGTGGGGGTTTAATAGAAGTAGACATTTAGGCATAAAAGAAATAACAGATAGAAGATGTACCACAACCACAAACAGATTTCCGGTTAACGATGGTGTTAGAAATTTCGATTTTATATTTTTCTTATTTAATTTACTTGTTACAATTTTTAGTCCAATATTTGTTGCGCTTATACCTGTTCTTCACTTATTATCACTTGTTTGGCCAATATTAAAATGGGTTATAGCTATAGTTTTCCCTGGTTTGTTATTATACTTTGCGATTCAATATGGTATTGCGGCGGCAGTGGCATTCCCGGCTGTTGGTCTAATAGTATTATACGCCGCAGTCGCATTAATTTTTGCGGCCGCAGCTGTGTTATTTGCAATTAAAGTATCACCGATGTTAACCAAGTTTAACTTTAAAGGTTTGACTTTACCTATGATGTCATATCCAGACTGTGAAGCTTGTCCTTGTGATATGCCTGACATTGAGACAGAAGAAATACAAGGTGGTATATTTGGTGGTGGCGGAACCCAAAGTACTAAAATTGGTAAATATACCGTAAATTCAAGAAGTAGTGGCTCACAATTGGCCGACATCAATACCAATGATTTTTATGGAAATGCGGTAAATGTGAATAATTGTAATTACGACAATAATGGAGACCAAATAGAACAAGGCGGATATACTAATCCCGCACCTGTTGGACCAACATATTTTTGTTTTTTAAATCCTGAAGATTACAGTGGTAATGAACAAAAAAGGAATCAAAAATATCAAGCAGATAGTTTTGGTATAAGATATGGCATAGCCGGATACCCAACCGCCCCTGAAATAGGGATGCCGATAGTAAATGTTTATTCTAGTAATAGATTCAAAGTTCAAAGAGATGTCCCTTATTCACAATCCTTGAATTTGGCTAACTTAAAAGAAAGATACTTTGATTCAACTGCCCCTAATATAATTCAAACAACAATTAATGGAAGTGCCCCTATTTTTGATAACATGTTAATTTTGTTGGTTGACCAAGGAGTGTCGTCACAATTATCATCTGGGTCAATAGTAACATTTAATGACCCAACTAATATTATAGATATCAATATTTCAGGTTTGACCAACTCAAATCAGTTCGGGTCCAACTCAATTACTGGAACTAGTACAACCGCACTTACACAAACAAATATAACTTTTGCGAATCCAACTAATGGAAACATCCAAACAGTTTCGGTGGCATTATCAGGTACAAACTCAGAAAAGCAGTACGAATTTAAAACAGGTATGGAGTACTTTCAAGTTATTACAGGTATGACTACTTATCAGGCGGATTTACTGGCGTTAGGTACTAAAATATCACAAGTCCCAAATCCTGCAAACCACGGAGATACTTCAAGTTTATTAAGAAAATATTTTTTAAATAAACGCCAATTAATTTATTATGAAGACGCTAACAATAACGGTACTAATAGAACAGAACTAATAAACCCATTAACACTAATTGGTGAAACTTGGAAAAATTTAGAAATTATATTTTTAGTAAGAGGTGTTGATATGTATAGTGACCCACAGAATATTACATACGATTTATCCAAACTTTTTGGTCACCCATCATTTAACGGTTCAATAAAAGTAAACGGTAATTTTAACTTGAATGTGCCGGTCCAACCTAACTCAAATAACCCAACTTTTGTTACTAATGCAAAGTCACCAGAGTCACATATGGTTTCATATAGTACGTCTAAACTTTATCACCAACCTTACAATTTTCAAGTTGATAACTCACTATTTAGTGCGGTAACGTCAACGACGATAAGGCTTTATTCGTCCATGGATAAATCGAGAGGTATTGGATATACTTCAGCGGGCGGTTTAGGTATTGGGCAATATACTAATGGCGGTGTTGTAAATGATAATGGAGACAGTACACAAACACTAAGATTTTATGGTACAACATATCAAGGCAATGTTGAAGGTGGTTCTCTTATGGCTCAAAGTTTACAACCAAATATTAATGTAAATTCATTAAGTAGTTACAACGGTAGAAATTACTCACCAGCTTATCACGTAACAAACTCATCATTATCGGTATCTATCTCAGGGCCAAACCCTAAATTAGTAATGAGGTCAGATAGATTACCAACTTCTGATAAAACACAGGCATTTGGAGGTATATCGCACCTATTACATCAAAACGATAATTTTGGTATTTACGTACTGAATACATCAGGACCTCTTTCTACTTTTGCGATGCAACCTACCGATACCACAAATAATGCTCAAGATTTAAGTCCTGATGGACCCCCAACACAATCGAGTAGTGTATTGTCAACATTTGATTGTGCAGGTATGGTACCTTTAAAATGTTATGAAGTAGACCCTGTAACAAATAGTTTTACTGTTGAAACACCTTGTCCTGATAATGAAAATCCTGTTAGAGTAAAATCAGGTTGTTATCAGTTTATACAAAAACCTTATTTAGTTTCTATTGGAAAAGATTTACAAAATTTTTCAGAATGGAAATCAAGATTTAGAATGATGTTTGGAGCTTGTAGAGGAATTTTTTCTCATGTATTTCAAAACAATTGGGTTAATGGTTCGTTGTACATGTTCTCATTTAAAAAACAAACTACCTTTTCTATAATAGGACAACCAAAAAAATATAAGTTTTGTGGTACATACGATTCAACCACAAGACCAGGTCAAGGACCTATATTTTACACATCAGGTTCAACAAATTCATTTTTTTACAGAGCAACCCCTTACAACGGAACCGATTTTGTTGGTCAAATACCACAACAAGGAACGTTTACAAATCCAACAATACAACCTGTTAATTTTGATGCGGTTAATGATAGAAATATTATGTTCCCAACTACAATAATGGACTTAGGTCCCCGTGACGAGTTTACCCAACAAATTTGTGCAAACCCACAGTTTCAAGGATATATTATTGATTTAATTAAATCCACATCTTATCAAGACACATCGGACTTACTTCAGTTATTTATTATATCAAGATTAATAAATACAAATTTTTTAAGTCAGTTAGTTGGATTAGGAGACGCATCAATAAATAAAATGTTTTCAAGAACTGGTGACAGGTTAGACGGAGATATAACACAACTTTTCAGTATAAACTCTGAATTTGGAGTTGCAGGGTTTAGTGAAGATGAGTACGATGGGACTGGTGATGTATACATATCAACATCAGGTCCCGCAACTTTAGGTGTATTTTTTACATCATCAACAGAAAATAGAATAGTTGTTAGTCCTGGTATTACAACATTTACACCACAACTAACTAATTTTTATGGGTTTCCAAAAACCCAAGAAGTACCATTTTATCAATGGCAACTAAACCAACAACAAGTCCCTACAATTTTTGGTTCAGATACTAATAATTGGAATACTAATCTAATCGGAACTGGTTTTTATAAACAAAAATACCAAGCACTAAGTTTCAGTCAGGCACCATTCTCACAATATTTTAATAATTTAAATACAGGTAAAAGAGGTTACATTTATAATTCAACACCCGCAGGCGCGACTGATGAAGCGTTTCCACAAGGACAGTCCATATCATTCTTAGTTGGAACCCCTTATCATTTTTATTTTGGATTAAATGTCGGCAAAACTTCAATAAACACTTATATCAAAAAATATATTTTGAACCAAGATGTCTAATAGTGATGAAATATTAATTGTTTTAGGCTCTAAAAGGTTTGCATCTAACACGGACAAAGACGTTTGGATTCAAGCTCCTTTAATCGGAGACAGAAGAACTATGGTTGAGGGTGACAGAACAAGAACTATCAACTTAGAAGAACAATTCAACCAAGAAAGACAAAATAGTGATGTTTTTAGAATTTCAGGTAAAATTACAAATATATTTCAAAATTCTGTAAGTGGTAAAACGACTTATGTTCCATACAGAAATTCACTATATTACACAAATGCAATTGCAAACGCGACTTCAAATATACCACCAAACCCTAATGTTGCTTGGGAAGGTTACCCACAGTTTGATGAATTTATAGTTTTGAGAACTTCAGGTATAACAGGCCATGTACCATTTGTACCAAAAAGTTCAACAACATATAACTGGTCTTGTTATGTGTCTTACCCTTTCAGTAGTGATACACAACAATTGATGTCATCTACAAATGAAACATACAATGTAACTAACAATTTCATAGCGGGTGACGGTATACCATTTGTTATTGACACAAATTCTTTTAATGGGAAAAACTTGGTATATTTTTATTGTGGAACAATTCACAATCTGAGTGTTGGTGATTACGTAGAATTAAATATCCCATCAAACCCAACAGGACTTGGAGGTAAAACAATTTTTCAAGTTTATCTTTTGGGTGATGGAAATTATGGAACAGAAGATAATGTTTTTGCAATTTATGATTTGAAGTTTCCATCGGCGCAGACAACAACAGGTACTATGGGTACTTTCAAAAGAATTGTTAATATAAGTAATGTTTCGGAATCAAAATCATTGTACTACATTAGACTACACAAAATCATAACTAATATATCTGATTGTAACATATCACAAGCTGGTTTTGAAAACAATCCATTTAGCACCAAAACAAAATTAGAATATTCTGCACTTACACCAAATAAAGTTCAAAGAGTGTCGATGAAAGAAGGCTCTAAAACTTTTTCATACACAATCAATAAAGATATATCAATATCAGGGTTTAAAGATAATAACGGTAAACCAATAACTGAATTGTTTTTTACAATGATACAAAGAGGTTATATGGGTTGGTTTAATCCACCAGCAATAAATCAATTTAACCAACAAACCGCAATCGATATCGGATGGGGGTTCAACTTTTTAGAAAATTCTATTGATACATGGTGGGACCATTCTTCTACTAACAACAAAGACTCCATACCTTTGGGTAACTATGAATTTCCATCGGGTAGTGGACAATTTTTTTACTTTAATGACTTTTTAAAAGATGGTGATATAATAAAGGGTGACTTTTGCGAATACAACAATATTGAACAACAGGAATATGTTATTTCTAAAATGTATCACAAATATTCATTTAACAATTCATACTTTTATGATACAGCGACTCCAAATTATCCAAGTGGATATGTATATGAACCACACCACTCTATAAAAATTAGAGTGTTTAGTGATTATTTAGAGTTTGGTAATCCCGAAGACGTGGATAATATCCCAAACTACGCTTGGTTTTCAACATATGAAAATACATTTTTTTGGAAAGACCTATACACTTATGGATATATTGATGGTGACGGATTAGGGTTGGACTACCCATTTATAAATGGTGCTCACTACCCATTCCAAGATATATTATTACTTCAAAAACCAATTCAAAGAACAACAAAAGTTAATACTACTTTGATAAACAATTTAACAAACGATAACTGTGAGTAACCATTATAGATTTACTTTGAATGTTAATGACCAAGAAATCAATATTCCTATTGAAATCAAATTCGACATGGAAGGTAGAGACCAAGGGGTTGAAAGTTTTGAAAATGAAATTATACAAGATATAATTAATGGAGTTGATGATTTTGAAATCACAAGATTTGCTCACGCACCTTGGGACAATAATCCCGATAAAACAGAAATTTATTACCAGTTTAATTTTTTTAATCCACAATCACCAACAGATTTTATTACAAACCCACCAAGCTCAACTGATTGGTTGGACGACTATGAATACGCAACATTTACAAATTCTGAAATATATTATTTTTCTAATTCTTTTAAAGGTTCATTTTTCAAATTGGATTTTTATGATACAAAAATTAATGAAAATCAAAAAATTCTTTTTAGTGTAATATTACCAACTCAACAAGGATTAAAAGAACCTGGAACAATTGGACCGGCACTTAACCCAACAACAGTGCAAGTTAAAAAACCTAAATACGTTTTAGACTATGTGGGAGCAGATAAAGAAGGTTTCTTTTATTATTGGTTAAAGAATACTAGTTATATAAATCAGACTACTTTTTACATGACCTGTAAGTTTTTTAATGCAAAAAAAGGTCAGTTTGTAAGAATGATGAATGAACCTCAATCAAGTTTTGTTGGTGGAGGTGCGTACAATTTTGATAAAGAGTTGTTTTTTTATTACAAAGTAGATTTTGATTATAACAATTACGAATATAAAGTTTATAAAGAAAGTCCTGCACTTACAAGAAAAGGGGAAGGACCTTTGGCCACTGAAGCCATAATGTGGTATGAATATGTTAATCCATAATGGAAGCTGAAAAATATAGTATAGTTGTTTCTCCTGAAAATCTGTCATCAGATTTGTTAACTACCGTATATACGGCAAGTACAATTTACGCTTTAGGTGAAAACGAATGTATTACACCAAGCACACCATATACTGCAAATACACAAACAGTAATAACATACTCTGGTCTATCTTACATTTTAAGTGGTGGTACAAATGGCTCATCTCTATTAACAGGTCTTACAATACCAATATTATTTAATCAAACTTATAATGACATTGGGTTTTATTCTGAGTTTGATGGGTTGATGTATCAAAAAGATATTGTTACAAACTTTTTGTTTTCTGGAACAAACATTAACAATACTAACTTAATTACATTATATAACACTTCAGGTGACTTTACAGTAAGTTATTTAGATTTCACAACATACAGTGTAGATTGGGGAGATGGTTCACCAATTGATAGTTTAACTTCTACGACTATAAATCATAATTACATTAATACTGGAAACTTTACGATAACTCTTTCGGGGTCAAATCCTTGGGGAGTTACAGTAATTCAAAAACCCGTTACAATACCTTACCAATTGGCAAATGTACCAAATCCAAGTGGGAATATTGTTTTTACACCACAACAAGGTAGTTGGGCCAATACTCCATTATCCTATAATTACATTTATGATTTAGATTCAGACATAAGTGTACAATACCAACAGTCAAGCAATTGGACTACGGTACCTTTTGTTGTTTCAGGGTATACCACATCAAGATTGTTAGACCTTAAAAGATATGGGCCAAACCCTTATACTGTTGGATATGTTTTTTCAAAAAACAATCAGGTTTTTGGTCAAATAAATACAATCACTCCTGACTTCACAGGGTACACAATAAATAATATTGACTATTACGATTTATCTAATGGAAAAACTTTCTATGTTGTTAATAGTAGTGGTATTACCGCAAACGACATAGTTGCGTCAGCAATTACAAAAAATGAATACCTTTTGGATTTTGTAATGGCACCTGAAGTACAGTCAGATGTTTTTATAGAAAGGGGAAAATACACGGCGTTTGAACAACTTCAAAGACTTGGGGAGGTAGATAACATTGGGGATATGGAGAGGTACGGTTACGGTTTCTTCAAAATTAATAGAGCATAAAAAACTAAATAAACTATTTATAAAATAAAAAAATGGCACTTGGCACATATGGAATTGTAAGACCCGCTGATGTATCTCCTGACGATGTTGATATTATTTTACATTACACCGCATCGAGAGACGTGACAGATAATTTTTTATTAAAAAAATTAAACTCACAAAGTATTCTTACACCTTACTTCCACAATTCAGATACCGGTGGTAATGCAAACGTTGAACTATTAGGGGGGTTATATAACCTCAAGTTACCGGCAACTGAATTTAATAAAAAAGGAATATATACTGTTTATATAAGACCCGCGGAAATAAGAACCACAATTTCAGACTGTGGAGTTTTATCTGCTTTACCAAATGTTAAGGGAATTATAATAGATATAAATCAAGTTCCCGCACAATTTAGAAGTAGATTTACAAATCAAGGATTGGTTGGGTATAGAGTTGAATACTTAAATCAAGACGGAACTAAAATACCTAATTTTTATAGAATAATTACATCTTCATTTTTCTGTGAACCCGTAGTTACAGAACAGGTTAATTCATCTCAAAAAAATATAAGATATAGATATGTTGACGGTGGTGCTGACTTAATATTTTGTACATTATCACCTTCATCTTCACCAACAAACAAACCATCATCAACACCGTTTATTGGTCAACCAAACCAAAGTATAATTATAACAAATACTTTTTTTAACCCAATCACAATAGACATTCAAATGGCTGACTACGACTTGGATACTATTGCAATTGCTCTTTATGGAAATCAAACTAAAAGTATTGAGGATGGTATCTATACTTTATATGATAGTGCAGGTAACATTTATAAACAATACAATCTATTTGAGGTTAGAGACAACTTTAATGAACTTCTTTATGAAGTACGACAAGATAGAGGTAATAATATAGACTTTAGTAAAAACTTTACAAACATTATAACTTAATGGCTAATAAGATTTTTTTTCCTCCTGGTGGCGTTAAAACCTTTTCAGATAACTTAGTTGGCTTTCAGATAGTTGACGGTGGAGGACTTACGCAAGGTAATTTTCAATTTACAACAGCAATATACGAAAAGGATAATAGAACTTTCGATACTGGAATTTTCTCGGACGCATACACCTTAGAAAATTTAAAAATCGATGATATACAACAGGCAAAAAAAATTGTAGAGAAAAATTTCAAAGTATATCCAAATTTTGACTTGTCTGAAATCACAAGTTTTTCGCTGTATGGTTCATTAGCAAAAAGAATGTCAGCTTCCGCAATTAGAATACTCAACAACTTTCCTGCGGGTATAGAAATATACAACACACCTGTTTCGAATTTATATTCAGGACCAACTGCGTTCAATATTTCATATGATGCAAAAAATGACGAGACAAGTATGACGTTAGACTGTGTCTTATTTAGAAACCCATTTCAAATTGACTATACCGTAAACGCTAAAAGAAATATTGAAGTACAACCATTTCCAATAAGTCGATATCGTGCACTTATTGAATATTATGAAAAATATTCTTTGTATTTTGAAGACCTACAAGTTGAATATCTTTTAACAGACTTTGTCGCGGCATCTTCATTAAGTGCAAAAACAATTGATATTGTTGTACAGGGTAATCCATTTAGTGGTCAAACTTTTTATGGAGGACCTTTAATATTAAAACCATCGAACGAATTAACACAACAAATATTTGACGAAGAGTTAGATGAGGTAGAAAAGTTTTTATTGAATAGAAATACCACCCCAAAATACATGTCAACTTTTGTATATCCTGATTATGGGTCTAATGGTAAAAAAACAATTTATACTGAAAAAATAGTTTGGCCACTTTCAGGTTTTTGGAATTTAGAAATAAATGGACAAACATTTGACAAATATCTAAATGATTTACAGAGAATATCCGCAATTTTAGATGAGTATAAAACTAACCTGATAAGTAGATTTTTAGTAACGGGCTCGATTAAAGAATTTGATACCCCCGACCAAAAAATTGAAAAAGTATTACAAATTTACGGTAGAGAATTTGATGAAGTTAAAAAGTTTATAGACGCATTGGCTCACATGAACTCTGTAAATTATCAAGTTGGAAATGATATACCTTCACAACTATTATCTAATTTAGCTCAAACATTAGGTATTAATCCCAACATCTCACCTATTACTACAGAAAATTTTATCGATTCAGTTTTCAATCCAAATCCCCAACAAATATATGCTGGTCAATCAGAAACACCAACACCAACAGAACTTAACTATCAATACTACAGAAATGTAATTTTAAATTCGGCGTATATGTTTAAAACAAAGGGGACTAGAAAATCTTTAGAATATATAATGAGATTTATTGGTGCTCCTGATGCACTTTTAGAATTTAATGAAGTAATATATTTGGCAGACACAAAAATCAACACTACAAAGTTTGATGAACAGTTCGCTTCTATTTCTGGTGGAACAACTTTCATTCAAGAACCCACTTTAGATGCGACTAACACTTTTAGTATACAAGGAGTAACATACACAGGATACACAACATCAGGATTAATTAAATTAACCCCTAAAACATTAGGTGATTATGGTATCGACTCAGATGGATATCCTAAAAATCCCACACCAACAGAAACTGACTTTTTTCAAAAAGGTGCGGGTTGGTTTGAAAAATCTCCACAACATAGGTCTCCAGAAGTGGCAGACACCGCAAACTCATCATTTGACCCTAGCAACCCTTTTTTAGTTTCTACTTTAAAACCATTCTCATTTGGACAAGAGTATATGAATAATTTTAGAAAATTCCCTGACATGAGAGTTGGTTATACTTTAACAAGAATTGCCGATAATCAAAAATCATGGGCGGTTGACCAAACAGGAAATAGAAAAGACAACTCTAATTTTAATGGTGTTAATTATAAAGTTAATGATGATAAATTGGTTATTAATTCTAAAAATATTGAATTGTATGTAAATGTTGGCCAAGGAATAACTTATGACATTTGGGATATGTCAGTAAAATATAATTACCCTATCCCAAATAGTGGATTAACATCACCATATCCATATCCTGGAAATGTTGATTGGACCTTCATAAATCCAAAACCAAAAGAAAAAACTTTTTTTGAGTTTGCTCAAGATTTTTATAATAATTTTATAAACGTTAGAAATAGACAAACGATATTCGATGGTAAGACTGGAGGATACCCAACCTTACAATCTGTATTTTGGAATTACCTTCAATCTGAAGAAACGGTTGGATTACCGTCCAACAAGTTTACTTACCAAAAAATGATTGATTTTACTTTAGGTTTGGGTGACCATTGGCAACGATTGTTAGAACAAGTTGTACCCGGAACTACATTATGGTTGACAGGACAAAAAATGGAAAACACAATTTTTCATAGACAAAAATTTGTTTGGAGAAGACAAAGAGGGTGTAGTTTTATACCTGTTGAATGTATACCATGTCGATATAATGGACAACCATTCAGTTATGACTGTATTGACCAAACATTGACTTGTCAATTATCGGGTAATGGTCCTGATATCCTACAACAAACTTTAGCAGCATTATTAAAAAATAGTGGGTATACTCAAAATCAGTGTGATTTGAATAGTTTGGTAACTAATTGGTTTATTGATTGTAGATTAGATAATCAAATACTAGTACAGTCCAACTTTTACACAGGTTACGGTTTGAACGATTACCCATCACAAACACAAATAATTAATTCGATAAATAGTGAGTTACAAGTATTGTATCAGTACGGGTTAAACTACTACTTGGCGGGTAATGAACTGATAGTTAGTAACTCTACTTGTTACGATAACTTTACAAATAGTTCTTTTAGATTAAATATAGGTATAAACATTAGTATAAATTGTAATTAATGGCGTGTGTTTCAGGTTTAACTAACGGATATTTTTACTACGTAGATTGTTGCGGAGTTACAAGAACAGGAGCATCACTTGGTCAAAGTGTTTGTATTGATAGTGCTCTATCAGGAACTTCATTTGGTATTGTCATTGCGACAGGTCAAACCTGTTCACAAAACTGTATACAAGGGGCTTTAGATTACACATTTCAAGTAACGGGAGTATGTAGTACAGCGACAGGTAGTGTTACATTTAATCCATTTGGAGGTGCTGCTCCTTACACAATAGATAATATCATACCCGGAACCATCACCGCTCAGACAAGTTACAATCCAATAACATTTACAGGATTAACCGAAGGTGTATATGTATTTAGATTAAATGATACCCTTGGATTACAAAATAATGAACTCTATATAAATGTCGCAGTCACTGAATGTTTTGAGGCACGTATATTTGCTTCAGGTACTACTTGTGGGTTAGATAATGGTTCACTACAAGTAAGTGCATCAACAACAGGGTCACCTTATACTATTATATTATACCAAAATGGTTCTGTATATGATGTTGAAACTACAAGTGTATTACCATATACATTTACAGGATTACAAGATGGTATTTACTACGCCACGGTTGTTGATTACGGTGCGACAACAGCAAACACAGAAAACGGAGTTATAAGTGCAAGTACTGCTGTGAATTTTGGTTTTTGGAAAGTTGATACTTCTAATTGTGTAACTAATTGGGGTAAATTGGCGGTCACGGGAATTACAGGTACTGGACCATATACATATTTGTGGAGCAATGGGCAAACAAGTCAAGTTATTACGGGTTTAACTCAAGGGGTATATACATGTACAGTAACAGATAGTCTTGGATGTCAAACTACTTTATCTGAAACTGTTGGGGCTGCAACCCCCATGAGTTTGGCATTACTAACCGCAAATAGCCCAACTTGTTTTTCTTCAGATGGTTCATTAACATTTACAATAAGTGGAGGTAGCGGTCCTTATTATTATTCTGCCAATACATCACAAGTTGGATACACATTATCCGACACTTTTACAATAACAGGACTTACAAGTGGTAATTATCAAGTATTAGTTACAGATGCAAGTTTATGTAATATATTGTTGAACGGAAATCTAAGTTCACCAAATGGTTTTAGTGTTGCGTCTGTAAATGTAACAGGGTCTAATTGTAATGTGAGTAATGGTCAAATAGATGTAACTATACAAGGGGTTAGTGGTTTTTATAGTTACACTCTTTCAGGACAAAATACAAATACACTATCAACCACCACAACACAAAACTTAACTGAAAGTTTTACAAATCTACCTAACGATACTTATTATTTAACAATTTCAGCGAGTGGAACCAACTGTGTATATACAAACACCTACACCGTTTCATCTATTCCTAAATTTTCAATAAGTTTACAAACAACAGGTGCAACTTGTAGTCAAACTAATGGTATTGCTATTGTTAATGTTTCAACGGGGTATACATCACCTTTAGATTATGTTTTAAGTAATGGTAACACAATTATTGACACACCATTAAGTTCTATAACTTATAATAATTTAACTTCAGGTTCTTATACAATTACAGTTACAGACACGGATGGATGTGCGGTTTCTTCAGGTTTTACAATTAACACGGGTGGTGGTATTACAGCTTCGGTAGCAACCACTAATTGTACGGGGTTAAATGATGGTACTGCAACTGTTGTGATAAACGCAGGAACACCACCATTTTCATACCTATGGTCAAATAGTCAAACAGGTTCCTCTATTTCTAATTTGGCAGCCGGACAATATAGTGTTGATATTACAGATAGTACGGGTTGCACTTTAACACAATATTTTAATATAACTTGTTTAGGAACAAACGTTGCAAACTATGAAATATTTAATGTTTGTTCAAATACGTTTATAACATCAACAGGCAACCAAAGAGGTTTGGCCGAAATGTTAAATGAAGGTTATTTGGATTTAATTTCAGGTTATACAAATTGTGTTTTTAATAGTGCTGAATTGGTTTGTGAAATAATTGTAAGCGGAGTTACATATTCACAACCATTTTACACCGCCACAACACTTAATGATGTGCCTCAAGATTCATTATGGCAATCAACAATCGAACAAATATTAGACACTATACCACAAATCTCAAGTTACAATATTGATTTGTTAAATAACACATTAACTGTTATTTCAACGTGTAGTGGTGATGACGACCCATTGGCCGATGAAGATTTTACTTTAGGGTTAGAAATAACTTATGACATTGTTTGTGGTATATAGATGGCGTATGACGTAACAATATCAGGAATTACAGGAGGAACTCCACCATACACTTTATATGTTTGTGATGAATATGGTAATAATTGTCAATTACTAGGCTCAACAGGAGGAACATTTGTACTATCATCACTATTTCAAACTGCAGATACTTTGATGTTTAAAATAGTAGATTCTACTTTATGTGAATATTTCGAAATAGTAAGTTGTCCTCTTGGGTATTTATTACAAGAGAACGGATTTTACATATTACAAGAAGACGGTTTTAGAATATATTTATAACTATGGATATATGGTTAGCAATAAATGAAAATAATGTTAGATTAGGGATTAATTATCGGGGTACAGAATCTAGTCCGAACAGACCTGCAATTCCATCAGTAATAGTAACGTTAACACAAGTATAATGATAATTCAAATAACCGGAGTTACAAGTGGTACAAGTCCATATGATATATTTTTATGTACATGGGATTTGAATAATTGTTTTTTTGTATCGGGCAGTGTTTCAATACCACCAACTGTTCAAATAGATTCTGATAATTTTTTTCCAAATGAGGACTTACTTCAATTAAAAATTATAGATGGAAACGGATGTATATTTACAGAACCATTACCATGTACCGCAACACCAACTCCCACACCTACCCCTACTCCAACACCTACACCATCACCAACACCAACAAACACACCAATACCAACACCTGAACCAACTCCAACACCAGTACCATGTCTACAGTATACTGTTTATAATCCTAATACTAATATGTTAGAATTGAATTTTGAACCATGTTGTGGTGAGGTTAATGTTTCACCATATGGTTTAGTGGGAAAAACAACTTTGAGTTTTTGTTCAACATCATACCCAACAACAAGTACATCCTCTACAATTACTCTTTTAGGAAATTGTCCTTCTTGTTAATTTATTATTGTTTTTTATTTATTTGAAATTATAATTTTTATATTATGAAAATTTTTATTCAAATTGCATCCTATCGGGACCCCGAACTCGAACCAACAATAAAAAATTGTTTAGAAAACGCTAAATACCCTGAAAATTTAGTTTTTGGTATTTGTAGACAATACCACCCTGAAGATAAGTTTGACGAACTTCAAGAATTTCGTGAAGATAATAGATTTAAATTTGTAGATGTTTTATACAACGAAACAAAAGGTGCCTGTTGGGCAAGAAACCAAATACAACAACTATACAACGAGGAAGAATATACCTTACAGTTAGACTCACACATGAGATTTGAAAAAAATTGGGACGAAACACTTGTTGATATGTACGAACAACTAAAAAGTAAAGGTGTAGAAAAACCACTTCTCACTACGTATGTACCATCCTATGACCCAAAAAATGACCCACAAGGAAGAGTAAATGTTCCGTGGAGAATGGCATTTGATAAATTTATTCCTGAAGGTGCTGTTTTTTTCTTACCTGAGACTATACCTGATTGGAAAGAGATACAAGAACCAGTACCTGCAAGATTTTATTCGGCACATTTTTGTTTTACTTCAGGAGATTTTGCAAAAAATGTCCAACACAATCCTGATTTTTATTTTCATGGAGAAGAAATATCTATTGCCGTAAGAGCATTTACTCACGGTTACGATTTGTTTCACCCACATAAAGTTGTGATTTGGCATGAATACACAAGAAATGGAAGAACAAAACATTGGGACGACGATAAAGAATGGTGGAAACTTAATGAAAATGCACACCAACTAAATAGAAAGTTGTTCGGAATGGATAATAACCAACAAGAAGGTCATAATGGAAAGTATGGATTTGGTAATAAAAGAACTCTTAGAGATTATGAAAAATATTCAGGTTTACTTTTTGAAAAAAGGTCAGCACAACAATATACTTTAGAAAAAAAATACCCACCAAACCCATATAATTATAACACCGAAGAAGAGTGGATTGATAGTTTTACAAAATTAATGAACTTCACAATTAGAGTTGAAAAAAACAAATTTGACAAAACGGATTATGACTTTTGGGCTGTAATTTTCACAGATGACATAGGATATGAAATATCAAGAAAAGATTGTAATCAGGGTGAAATTAGAACTTTATTAAATGACAGTATTGATTTTGTTCATATACAAAGAGAATTTAATACTGCAATAAACCCCACAAAGTGGGTTGTTTGGCCACATTCAACAACTGAAGGTTGGTTAGAAAGATTAGAAGGAAATTTATGATACAAAATCCAACAATAGTCACAGCACTCTTTAACATTGGAAGAGATAAATGGGACAACTACCAACAAGGATATGATACTTACTTAAATTGGATGACAAGTCTTTTAATGTATGAAACCAATATGGTTATTTATACCGATGATAGTTTATATGAAACTATTTTAAATAAAAGAAAAGACTGTGACCCAAACTTAGAAAAGACAATTATTGTTTTAAAAAAAATTGAAGAATTAGAATCACATAAACTTTTTTTCACAGAAGTGGAAAATTTGATGATGTCTGAAGAATTTAAAAAAAGAGTCATCTTTCAAGTTCCTGAAATGACAAAACCTTTATATAACATAGTTATTTTTAATAAGTTATTTTACATATTAGAGTCAATTAAAAAAAATCACTTCAACTCTGACTTTTTTATATGGTTAGATGCAGGTGTACTTAGAAATTATTCACAAGAAAAAATAACAGGTTGGCCAAATTTGAATAAAATAAATGATGGTTATACCGATAAGATTACTTTTTTTAATCATCAAGAAAAAACACCATACATTGACCCATATTTACACATCATGTCACAATATAGATTTATTCATGGAGGGTCTATATTTGTACCAAACAACAACTCAATAGATAAATTACTTGATACTTTTTTAAACTTAATAAGACATTATTTAAATGAGGGTTATGTTGGTAGTGAAGAAAAATATTTAGACCTGTGTTATCTAAAAAATCCCGAAGACTATAATGTCATAAAATGTGATTGGAGACAATATTTTGAAATATTTGACTGATTTAATTAATAAATCAAAAATATTGTTATTTATATAATAAAGTTAAATTCTAAATGGCAAATGTAATTTTTAGTAGTTGTTGTTATAACCTTGTGTATAGTGCAACAAGTTTTTTTGGTATTACTGCTGTTGGTACTGTTCACAGCGTTAGTGGTCAGACAAACATGCCTAATGGATGTTATACGATTGTTTCTGGCGTTACCGGAACATCAATAACTTTTGAAGGGACTTCTACGGTCGTTACAGGTTGTACCAGTCCACAATGTTTAAGTTGTTGTCCTCAAAATTTATGTTTAAATATTCAAAATAGTACTTATTCGGGTTATAGTGGAACGTACAGTATTAAAGGTGGTTACAACAGTCGACCTTATTGGACTGGAGGTACTGGATTATTAGGATACATTTATTATAATAATATAAATTGGTGTTTAAGTAATAGTTTAGGTGGTACTTGTTATTTCTTTGGGTCTAATCCAAATACCGCAATATGTCCTGATTTAGATGAGTCAATTATGTATTTTGGAACTTGCGTACCCTCACCTACACCAAATGACCCATGTAGTGATTTAGATTTTGATGTAGTTTTAAACTGCGATTTTCCAACTCCAACACCAACACCCACTCCTACCCCAACGCCAACACCCACTCCAACACCAACTCCAACTGTTGATGTTTGTAGAGATTTTGTAGCTAATATAACTTTATCTTACCCAACACCAACACCGTCACCTACACCATCACCCACACCTACACCAACACCTACCGTTATACCATCTGCGGATACTGTTACATTTGTTGTTGATAGTGGTTATTTTGAGTGCGCAACAGTTAAGGAACTTGTTGACTGTACTAATAATAACAAATATTATGTTAGTGGACCTCTTCTACTTACAGGTTCTACAGCGACTACAATAACATTAACAGGTACAACGATACAGGCAATTATTAACGGAGATTTTGTTTGTGCGACATACACACAAAACATTATGGGAAGTGCGAATGCATTTGTACAATATGTTATAACTGCATATACGGACTGTGCGATTTGTGTTTCAGCACTACCGACACCAACACCTACACCAACGGCAACTCCAACACCTACACCAACGGCAACACCAACACCTACACCGACACTCGCACCTGGAACTACCTTTGTATTTACTTCATGTACAACTAATAGTATGATATTACAAACGGCGTATCCACCTACAGGATTATCGGTTGGTCAAATTTTGAAAACAACATCAGGAGACTGTTACTCATACGTTGGAAATTATATAAACTATGTTGCTCCGTCAGGTTACATCGTTGCAACTGTAAATCAATTTACAGCAACAACTGCGACAACATACACTACATGTTTAGAATGTTTAACCGTGACAACACCAGTAAACACATATACCGAATGGACAGGTAAAGGAGGATATTCTTTGAATTGTCCTGTATGTCAAATTACAGATTATGGAAAACCATTAACATTCTATACAACAAATGTAGTTACAACATTATCAACAGGAGATTGTATCTTCCAAGATAGTTCACTTACAACACCAATAAGTGAAGACTTTATTCAGTATGGAAATTATATATATAGTGTGGATAAAAACGGATTTATAACACAATATTGTAGATTAAACGGAAATTGTAAGTAAGATGCCAATATTAGTAACAATTAATACAATCACTTCAGGAGCGTCCCCATATGACGTTTGGGTTTGTGATGATTGTACAACTGCAGGTACTTGTCAATATATAAACACAATAACAACAGTACCGTATAGTTTTACATTACCTACTATTTTTGAAACATACCCAACTTATGTTATAAAAATAATAGATAATAACGGTTGTATTTATTGTAGCGACCAATGTTTTTCAAAACAGTTTCAAAATGGAGATTGTATGGAATTTATGGACGGAGTATATTATGATTTTCAATAAAATAAAAAATGTTTTAAATAAGAAATGGCAAAATTAACATCAAGGACATTAGCAACAGGAGCAACGTTGAATGACCTTATACACATTGTAATAACAGGAGATACGTCTCAAAGTATTGATGGTTCATCATATAAAGCGACATTAAGACAATTAGTACCTTTATTCGGAGGTTCACCTGATGTATTTGTAACAGGGGGAACATCTAATTCTTCAGGAGGAACTATAACTTTTAGAAATACAACGGGAGGTACTTTTACGGTATCAGGACTAACTACACCATTTACAGGTGGTCCAAGTAATTGTATTACAAGTTTTTATACAAATAATATTCACGCATGTTTAAATGAAATAACAGTACACAATAGAGTTCAATCTACAGGGTCTGACGCTCAAAATACATTGAGTTTTGCTTTTGGAAATAATGTACAAGCATTAAGTAATTATAGTCATGCTGAAGGTGTAGATACAATCGCTTCGGGAACCACATCACATGCCGAAGGGTCTAACACAAAGTCTTTTGGTGAATTTTCACACTCCGAAGGGACTAATACAAGAGCAGGGACAAATAATGCGTATTTAGCAACAGGATTAACATCGGGAGTACTTTATTTAAGTGGTGTATATGGAAACGTAACAGCAAATTACACTAATAATGAATTTATTTGGATTCATGATTCACCTTTTGGTGGTTCTTTGACAGATGATTTCAAAAAAGTTTCAGGAACAACATTTAGTGGAGGTAGGACTATTGTATACCTTTATGATAATACACTTTCAGCAACTAACAATCTATATGTTGGTGATACGAATACACCTGACTTTTGGGGAGGTAATCAAACCGCAGGAGGTAAAAGTGCATCTGTAAAAGGTTTCGCGTCTGGAGCAATTGGGACCAACTCATTTGCGGGAGGACAAGGAAGTTATTCTTTTGGTTGGAACACATTTACAACAAATAAAGGTAATAAAGTTTTTGGAAACTCGTCTTCAGCATTTGGAACTACAAATAAAGTTTATGGAACTAGTTCATCGTCATTTGGAGATAGTAATAAAATAGAAGCAAATATCGGGTTTTCTATAGGTAATGTTAATGAAATATACGGAGATAGAAGTTTTCTTGGTGGTAATAGTTGTATTTCAAACGGAGATACGAGTTTTGGATTTGGTCAACAAAATACAATAAACGGTGAATTAGGAGCAATTTTGGGAGGTGCTTTGAACACTATCCAATCAGGTACAACTGAAAACTCTGTAATATTAGGTGGAGAACTTAATAAAATATCAGGAACAACACCATCAGACCCATGCTATAATTCATCTATATTAGGTGGTTCAGGAAACGATGTTAAATATTTTAATTCAGCAATAGTTGGCAGTGAAAATTCAACATTAGTAGCAGACCATTCAGTAATTTTGGGAGGTATTTCAATTTCAGGAACTCAGTCTGAAACGGCATATGTTCCTAAATTTGTAATTAAAACAAGTTTTACACCATCAGGAACAACAGACCCAACTGGTGAAGTGGGTCAAATAACATACGACGCAACATACCTTTATTTCAGAGGGACTGGTGGTTGGAAAAGATTAAGCGGGGCAACTTGGTAAGATGGGATTATTAAGTGGAAATAGTTGTAATATAATAACATTATTCCCTTTGGGAGTTGAATGTAATGCAATAAATTCTTCGACACCTGAATCATCAAATGGTGTTGTAACTTTATTTGTTACCGGAGGAACACCACCATATAATATTACTTGGAATAATGGTGGTCAAGGAAATCTTTTAACAAATCTTAGACCTGGCGAATATACCGCAACTGTGGTTGATTATTATGGTGATTTTAGTGCAACTACAACTTGCGAAGTTGGATATGATAGTTTTTATTTGGAACAATTTGAAAGTTGTACAACACCTGGTTCGTATCTTTATTATATTGCGGACATGATGAAACCTTTCACGGCTGGTACAATTTATACACTTTCTTCACAAGTTGGTTGTTGGACAAGTAGTGGTCAAACACTTTATACGGGACAAACATATATCACAACAATTGCAACGTCCTCCGCGGGTCCTTTCACGGGGTGTACACAGTGTTTACCAACACCAACACCTGTACCTGTTTACCCGAGTAATTTGTGTTTACAACAAACTCAAAACAATACAACAACACAATACAATTTTGCGTCAGGTAATACTATAAACGGGTACCCTTCTTGGACAAGTGTAACACCAAGTTATACTATGTATTATAATACAGGAACTACACAATGGACGGTAAGTGGTTGGACAAATGGTACTATATATAATCAGACTAACAACATCCCACCAACAGGAGGTTGGGTTATAACTGGACCAAACGCCTTTAACACTAGTATAAATGTTGTTACAGGAACATGTCCAAATCCACCACTCATAATACAAGTACAGCCAACGGGACCGAGTTGCTCAACTAATAATAATGGTAGTGCGACAATAGTTGGGTACGGTGGAGTACCGTCATACACATATTCATTGGATGGGGTTAATTATCAAATTTCAAGTGTCTTTTTAAATTTAGCTGTTGGTTCATATACCGCATACATCAAAGATTCTTTAGGGACGGTTACAAGTCAAAGTTTCACAATAACCGCACAAGTGAATTTCCAAAACTATAATGTTAGTTTAACCTTAACTCCTGGTAACCCAACAGTTGTTGGAAACGCACTAACAAAAACTTCACAGTGGTCAATTACACTTTCACCGACACCATTACCTGCTGGTGTAACGGTCAATATGAATCTTACATTTAACATCAACTCAACAGGGTACACATCATACTTTGATGTTCCTGTAATAACAAACACTATAACAACAAGTACAAACCCTAATGCTACTGTAACATTAATCTCTACGGGTACAACTTCAGGTTCTTCTTCTGTAAGACCTAATTGTTTAAGTAGTTTTATAAATGTGAGTGCGAGAACACAATCTTACACAGTACAATTAAACACTAATGGTTTCGCATCAGGAACGATAGTCCAATATATAAGCACACCTTGTCACGAATTACCTAATTGTCCAATATATGGAAATTTAGTAGATACAATTATATTATCTAACATTACTATTACACCAGCACAATGTAGGTCTATTAGTCAAAATGTGCAACCTAAACAAGTTTCTCTAACAAAAACAGGATTAAGTTGTTTATAAAAAAGTAAAAAAGAATATTTATTTTATATGTCATACATACTGAAAAATACCGCAGCATTAATTAACACACTAACCACTGACGCTGCGAGAAAGAAAATTTCTCAAGGTAAATTCGATATATCATATTTTCAAATAGGTGATAGTGAAGTTTGTTATAATTGTATTAGTGGTTTGGACCCTGTACAATACAATGTCTTGATGCCACAATTCAATACACAAAACTTAGCACCTGTTCCACAAAAAAACAGATTAGAAGTAAAGTACCCAATCTTTTTGGACTCAACTTCAGGAAGTACTTACGGTATCCCTTTTGACGCATCATATATAGATAGCGTTTATAATACGGCAGCACCAAGAGGTTTCTTTACTGGTACCACAGGAACTCCTGCGGTATACAGTGCTTATACAACAACAGCATTAACTATAAACCCTAATTTTGTAATAAATAATACAGGTATAACTTCAGGTACCGTATTTACATTAACCGCAAATACAATTAACGCATCAACATCAGGTACTGTTACACCGGGTATGTTTATGATGGTTTTCACTAATGGAAGTGTCACACCATTCTCAGGTGCGGGTCCAATGTTTACTTATTTAGTTGTTGGTGTAACAGGAAACACTTCAACTGCAACTACAGTCTCAGTACGAGTTGATAGACAAATACCAAATTTTGGTTCGATGGGGTTAAGTGGTAATTCACGTGTTATGTTTTATCCAAGTGGAATGACTGCTCTTTACGACACATTTACACCAGCACCTTTTTGGGCAAACGATGTCATTAACTTTGAAACTAATTGTGACGTAGCACAAAGAGATGTATATGTTTGGAACATGAACATACCATGGACAGAATCACCGGCAGGTTTATTCAGTAATACCTTTGAAGATTTTAATAAATTCAAATCCACAGGATACACAGGCTCAAAAGAATATTTTGGATACAAAAGTAGTGCAGCTCAATTAGATACGGACTCAGTATATTATTATAATTCTTTTGCTGAAAAAATAACAGTAACACCTGAAGAACAAAAAGCAATTGCAATTATTCATTATACAAATCAATCTATTGATAATTTCTATGGTGAAAAATTCGCACAAGAGGATTATGACGCAACTAATCCTGGTGGTACAGGACAAGCTCGAAACTTCAAACTGTCTATTCCGTGGTTAATGTGGCATAAGAACTCAAGTAAAGTTATGGGTGAAGAATTTTTTACAGACCCATCAGGCTTTACAAACTTAAATCTATTTGAACCCCACTATATTGAGTCTAAAAGAGACCCTGAATTTAACGAACCTGGTATGAGATATTACCACCTTTGGGACAGACATGCTAATAGTAATGGATACCCTAATAGAGTTGGTAAAGTTTTTCCTGATTATAAAATGATTATTTTTGATGATGAGGAGTTGGTTGCGGCACTTAATTATAAATCCAACAGGTCATGGACATTACCAGCACCTAAATTAGGTTTAGTAACTCCAAACACATTTGGAGGAGTTTTAGGTGGAACGGTAGGATTATTATCAGGTAATACCGAAACACTTTATTTAACGTATGTATTTTCTAACACCGCATTTACAAACTCATTACATTGTAATTATTACACAACAATTTCAGGAAATGACCAAAGTTTGTTACCGGGAGCTTCGGACATTTTAGTTAGATTTGGAAATGAGTTTCCTTTTTTACAATCAAGTTTTACAACTCCAAGTGGATTTACAGCAAATCAAGTAAGGTTAATTGCACAAAAAGTGTCAAGTGGAACAACAAGACCAATCGCCACAGCATGGAAAGAAATTAATATTATGTCACAATTGTCGGCAACTACTGTTGGAGGATTTTTGACTCAAACAGGAATGACAGGAACCACAATTCAATTGACTAAAAATATGTATGATACCGCAGGTACTTATAATTTAAATAACTATATAAATTTAGTTCCTATTGGTGCGACAGGTCTGACTTTAAATTTTGGGGGTGAGTATTTCTTTTTTGGTAATATTCAAACAGATATTCAAGCCACAATTTATGTGATGAACTTTTTATGTAACTTAGGACAAACACAGTTTTTTGATTCATCTAACCCAACATGGGACGGTACAACACCACCTTACGTTACAGAGGTTGCTCTTTACAACGCAGACAAAGAACTTATGGTTATATCGAAGATACAGTCACCTGAAAAAAGACAAGGAATACAACAGTATCCGATTAAGTTAGATTTTTAGTCCTTATGAGTCAAAAACATGATTTAAAAAATTCTCCAAAAGTTCTTGGATTAGATATTTCCACAAAAACAATTGGGTGGAGTTTGTTTGATATACAAACAAAAGAGTTATTGGAACTTACACATTTCTCACCTGTAATTAAACCAAAACAAGAAAATAAAATTCAAGAATTACTAATGAAAGTAGTGGCTTTTGAGGAAAAGTTAAATGGATACAAAAATTTAGGGATAACAAAAGTTGTAATTGAAGAACCATTATTAAATTCAAACAATGTATGGACTGTCGGAACACTTCTTAGATACAATTCGATGATTACAAAATCAATTTACGACATTTTGGGAATAGTTCCCGATTATATTTCAACTTACAACTCAAGAAAATTTGCTTGGCCTGATTTAATTCAAAAAAATGATAAAAACAAATTTGTATTGTTTGGTGGATTACCAAAAGATGTGGATAAAAAAGAATTGATTTGGAAAAAAGTCTCAGATAAAGAACCACAAATTAGATGGTTATATACAAAAAACAATACTTTGAAAAAAGAATGTTTTGATATGGCAGATTCATACACTTGTGTTTTGGGTCACATGAAAGAAACAAAAATTTGGTAAGTTATTTTTTTTTTTGATTAATAATATATTTATAAATAAAAAACCTATGAAAAAAATAGTAAGACTAACCGAATCTGATTTAGCAAGGATTGTTAAAAGGGTTATTAATGAATCTGAAACATCTATGAGGATGCAAGTTGGAAAGTCAACAGGAAAAAAATTTGTAATAAAAGACCCAAAGTGTGGTATGGACATCATGAATGTAAGAATGGGAAAACAAGGTTGCGAATCACAAACCCGTGATGGTTTAGGTTGTAATACCGTATTTTTAGTAACCGAATTTAGTAGTTTTCCTGAATATTTTGAAAATGGACCATCTGAAGGATGTGATATGAGGTTGTATCGTTTTTTAACAGGAAATAGGGAAGGTAGAAAAACACCTTTCAAAGAAAAAAAGACACCCTTCGTAGACTCGGGGACTGAACTTAAAGCAACCGAACTTGAATTATACTTTGATTGTTCTAAGGGACAATTATATTTGAGAGGAAAAGAAAGAGGGATTGGAACAGGACAAAAATCATTCATGATTGATTCTGAAGGATTAGAATCACATTGTCTTGATAATTGTGATTCATCTGATAATTAATAACGGACATAAAGTTTAACCCACCCCAAAAAGGTGGGTTTTTTGTTAATTGACAATCCATATAAAATTCTTATCTTTTATATGTGAACGCAGAAGAGTTAATCATAGACCTTATTGGTAATATTTTTGGGGAACCAAAATCAGTAAATGAACTGAGAGGTCAAATCTCGGTTGATTGCCCTGTGTGTTCATATACAATTAAAGGTCTTGATAAGTTAGACGGGAAAGGAAACCTTGAGATTAATTACCAACAACACGTTTACAAATGTTGGGCTTGTGCTGAAACACATGCAACTCACGGACACTTAGGAAAACTTATAGATAAGTTTGGTTCAAAAAAAGATAAAAAAATCTATAAGTTAATTAGACCCGATGAGTTTGAAAAAAAGGAAAAGGTTTACAAGAAACTTGAATTACCAAAAGAATATAAAAAGTTTGACGAGATACACCCACTTCATATTCCAAGAAAAGAAGCTTCTAATTATTTGAAAAAAAGAGGAATCACCGATGAGATTATTGAGAAGTATCAGATTGGTTTATGTTTAGAGGGTGAATATGCGGGTAGAATTATTGTCCCGTCTTTTGATAAAAAAGGAGAACTAAACTTTTTTGTATCAAGGTCATGGAACCCACGAAGTAAATTAAAATATAAAAACCCTGAAGCATCAAAAGACTTTTTAATTTTTAATGAGAGTTTAATTGATTGGAAAAAAGACATATACCTTGTTGAAGGAGTTTTTGATAGTTTCTTTTTGGACAATTCAATTTGTTTATTAGGGAAGTTTTTAACAGACAACCTTTGGGAAAAACTATACTCAAGGGCAAAGAAAAATATTATAGTTTGTTTAGATGGTGACGCATATACCGACGCTAAAAACCTATATGACAAACTAAACGGAGGAGCTTTATATAACAGAGTTAAGTTAGTAAAGTTACCAAAAGATAAAGACGTATGTGACCTCAAAGGTGACATCGAAAAATATTATGTAGAATTTAAATGATAGATTTAAAAGAAGTAGCAAAAGAAATACGAGAGATTATTTCTGAAAAACAAAAAGAGTTTCAATTAACTTTTGAGGAAGATAAACACAAGTACACAATGTTAGATGTGAGTGGTGTTGTTAGAGATGATTTTCCATCTGTATCAAAAGTGATGAAGTTATTTTATGATGAATTTCCAGCTGAGGACGTTGCAAGAAAATTGGCGAAAGGTAGTCCATATGTGATGCACACTTATTTAGAAGAGTGGAAACAATCAGGTATACTTTCAACAAATATGGGTAGTAGAGTTCACTATGAACTTGAATTAGAAACGATTAACAAATTCAAAATTGATAAAGAGGTTCGACAACCGTTATTCGAATGTGATTTGGACCTTATAATGAAAGGTGACAGAATGATAAAGGCTGGTAAAAAGTTTTTGTCATTAATGGAAGAACGAGGTGCGGTACTATTAGACACGGAGATTGTTTTGGGTCATCCTGAATTAGGATATACTGGTCAGCCCGATAAAGTTTGGTTAATGTTAAATAAACAAAAAACCGGATTTGGTATTGTAATAACCGATTGGAAAACCAACAAGGAAAAAAACATGGAAGTAAATGACTATACAAAACCCATGAAAAAACCTTTTGAAAAACTACCAAATAATGCTCTTGGTCACTACAACACACAATTACCTTTTTATGGTAAATTATTATTAAAGATGTTGGAAGGGACTAAATATGAAAATATTCCACTAATGGGTGGTGTAATTGTTCATTTAACAGAAAACGTAGAGTTCAAAGAATATCGAATACCAAGAGATGTGGTCGACACTATTTTGAAAATGGATATGTCCGAATATTTGACTAAATAAAACTAATAAATTACATTTTACTATGGAAAACATTATAACACCTATTTGGTATACCAATACAAGTTGGGACCATTTAACTATTAAAATAAACATAAATTATATTATAAAATGAGCGAAGACCTTATACAACCAAGAATTAACTTGAAAGAACAACCAACAATCGTATGTGATGATTGCGGAGGTATGTTTTTTAAAGAAGTAACACTTTTAAAAAAAGTATCAAAAATATTAACAGGTGCACCTGAAGATACAATTGTGCCTTTTCCAACTTATATGTGTAATAAGTGTGGATTTGTAAACGAAGAATTTCAATTATTCGATAAATAATGGAAACAAGAAAAATGACTATTACTGAAGCGTATCCACATTTAAAAAGTGTTGCGAACCTTTATGGTTTAAAGCTTAATAGAGCAAAAGAATTTAAATTGGCAAGGGCTATTTTAATTAACCTTTATTGTAGAGAATTAGTATGACACATAAAGAATTTTACATTTGGTTGGAAGGTTACCTATATGGTAAACTTGAAAATAAACATATTGACATCACGCCAATAGTTGAAAAAATGGATTTGGTTAAAGAAGATAATAAAATTGGTATTTCTGAACCATTTAGAGTTCCAATACCGGTTAATCCTTTCCCAATCCAAGACAATCCATATAAACCACCATTTGAGGTGTATTGTAATGATAAACAACAATTAAACGATTAAAATTATGAAAACAGAAATTAATGAGATGGCAATTACTCAACAAGTAAAAATTGCATTAGAAAACTCCAACTTAGATGTTGTTGTTACACCGATTATGTTTGACCCCGACGCATTTAATCCTGTGTTAGGTGTATTAGTAAAAAACGAGGATTCAAGTTATACTAGAAAATATACAATAACGGTTAAACCGAACAATTAAATGATTAAAAAGTTAATACACTTTTCTGACCTACACATCCGTCTTTTTAAAGACCATGATTTGTATAAATCAATTTTGGAAACTGCCATTGAACAATGGAGAGAGTTAAATCCAGATAGGATTGTATTTACTGGCGACTTAGTTCATTCTAAAAACCAAATGACACCTGAACTTATTGAGATGGTTAGATGGTTATTGACCGAATGTTCAAATATTTCAAAAACAATTATTATACCTGGAAACCACGACTTCTTGGTAAATAACACCGAAAGATTGGATGCACTATCACCTATTATTAGTTCACTTAATAGTAATAATATTTCCTACTACAAAGATAGAGGTGTCTATGAAGATGAAAATATCAGTTGGTGTGTGTATTCACAATATCAAGGAAATATTCCACCTGACATTACAGAATCAAAAGGTAAAAGAATTGGATTATTTCATGGGCCAATACAAGGAATGAAAACAGACCTTGGTTTTGACTTTGGTGAAGAGGCTTATGATGTTGAAAAATTTGATGGACTTGAAACCGTATTATGTGGGGATATTCACAAACGACAAGAGTTTAAATTCAAAACAGGTAAAGGTTATATGATTGGAAGTCCAATTCAACAAAACATCGGTGAAAGTATTGGACGACATGGTTATGGAATCTATGATGTTGAAAGTAAGGACTATACTTATGTTGATTTAGATAATCCAAAACCATTTTTGAAGTTTTCCATAAAATCATTTGAAGATATTGAAAATGGAACAGAAAGACTTCAAAATATTTAGTAAAGAAATAATGCAGGCGGTGTCTGCATTTTGTGAATCACAAGAAATTAAGGATATTGATAATTTCATATATCTATGTTTCAAACAGGGATTTGATATAAAGAAGTATGGTCTTTTGGGAAAAACACTTAA